TGAGCGCGCGATGTTTGCGGCGATGGCTGCTACGCAAGCGCTTCAATATCAATGAGATAAGAAGGAAATGGTACGGTTGGTGGGAATCGAACCTACGACCTCAGGTGCCACAATGAAGAGGTCACACTTCGACCCCTCCTCAGACCCTCGCCAACCCTGTTGACAGGCCCAGATTTTCCAAGCCATCATTTTCCTAAGCTCCTGAATTTCCTCGCTGTTGTCAACAATTAGCTTGGGTTCATGAGGAGGTTCTGAAATTCAAACCATCAGGCCTCGCTACGCTTGTCCACAAAGTTTGGACGGTATGGTGACGGTATGGCTGATCTGCACGGTATGGAGACGGTATGGCGACGGTACGGGTGGTGATCACCGAGAAGCATGTAAAAGAGGCAGCCGCGATGGCGGCGTCGGGCGAAGCTCCTGAGGGCGGATTCCATATCTACAGCGACGAGCGGGCGCAGGGGCTCAGGCTCGTCGTGCAGAAGAACCGAGCGTCTTGGGTCGTAAAGTACAAGAGCTGGTCGAAGACAATTGGATGGGTGTACCCGGAGGACAACCGTCCACTGAAGACCGCAAGCGCTGCACGCGACCTAGTCCCGGTGGTCAAAGCAATCCTCGACGAGGACGTCGACCAGCTCGAACCATTCCTGACCGCCCGGCACAACGGACGCGACAACAAGAAGGCTCTCGAGGAGATGCGTCCGGTCGTCAAGACGTGGACGCTGCAGGAATGCGCCGACGCGATGATCGAAGCACGCACCAAGGCGACGTCGTCGTCGCCGCTCCGGAAGGCATCTGTCGACGAGATCCGCCGCACCTTACGCCGAGACGAGATGAAGGACCTCGTCAACGAGCCAGTCGCCGCCATGAAGCGCGGCGAGGTTGAAAAGGTGCGGGACAGGATCGAGGCGGCCGCTGGCATCTCTGCGGCGAAGAAATGCGTCTCCAATATCCGGTCGGTCTTGAGCTACTGCTGTGAGTACAAGTCTGGCGATTCCGGCCTGGATCACCGGAACATGTGGTGGGAACTGCTCAAGACAGATTCGAAGATCAAGGCTCGGACTAGGACGCCGTCTCTGTCCGACATCGTCGGTACCCTGCAGCTCATCGAGCACTACCTCCATCATCCCCTCCCCGGTCGTCGAGACGGCAAGCGCGGTGTCCGCGCCAACGTTTACGCCGCCGCATGGTGGCTGATCCTGACATCACAGCGCACTAGCGCCGGTCTTTCCTTGCTCAAGGTCGACTTCTACGCCGACCCCCGTGATCACGAGTTCTACTTGGCCGCTTGGGACGAGGAGGCCATGAAGGGCAAGAAGACGCACGTCCTGCCGGTCCCGCGCCGAGCCGTCGACCATATGCTCCCGTTGATCGCAGACGCTTCGGACGACGGCTTCGAGAGCAAATGGGCGTTTCCCTCGGAGCGTGGCTCCGAGGATGCCGACATTCACGTCTCTCGAACCGCAGTCCGTCAGCTCATCGTGCGCCTGCAGGGCCGGGACCCGCTCATGCGGGGCAAGGCCGAGAGCCGAGACCTTCTCGCAGAAGCAGGCATCGTTCACTGGACGCCGCACGACCTCCGCCGCTCGATCACCAGCGTGATGGACGACGCGGGTATTCCGGGAGGGGCCTCGGCTGTTCTCGCGCACGAAGTGAAGCTTTCTGACAGCCTTGGTGAAGACGCGCTCAGCGAGGCGCAGCGCGAAGAATGGCTGGCCACTCGGATGGCGAAAATCACGAAGCTCGCCTACGGAGGCGGCGCGTTCTTGAAGCTAAAGAAGACCGCGATGACGGTCTGGACAAACGCCGTCCTCGATGCTTGGGAAGCCCTGCAGGTGACCGAGACGGTCGATTTGCAGGCTGCGGCGTAAATCAGAGGGCTGTCCCAGTCAGGGGGACTTTGGTCTCGCCTCCGACTGGGCGTCAGCCTCAGTCCGACGGTAGCTCACCAGATAGAGGCACCGTCGGACGCGGGGTCCGCCATCAGTCCATCCGCCGGCAATGTCGGCTCCGCTAACCGAGCATGACGATCACACAGCGTGAGCGATCTTGACGAGCTATAACGGAAACGTCCGTTACGACCGCACTCCTCGCACAGGCTAAGCGACGACAGCCTGACTTCTTCACGGAGCCGCTCGATCTCATTCCGGGCATCCTCCCGTTCGGAGTCGTACTCGAACCCCAAAACAAGGTATCCGCTCCTCTCCCGCGCTTTCCGGAGCCTCGTCCGCCAGACCGGCGGCATCCATCGCAGACGCTCCGCAAGGTGCTCCAGGAGAGACGTCCAGCCGGGTCGAACCGTCAGCTCGACACCGTCGACGAGGACGTCGGCGTACTTCTCGCGAAATTGGACAAAGCGCCGCTGCCGGATGAGCTTCTCGTAGATTCGCAGATCGCGTTCGTTCATGGCAGCGGTCGTTGAAGTCCAGAAGTTCGCGTCTTCCGTCGGATCGAAGACGGTTTCCTTTCTGTCGACGCGGTCGATGAGATCACGCAGGTACGAAGGCGAGACCCCCAATCGGTCGGCGGCCTCCGTCAAGCTAATGACAGTCAAGGCGTCCTCCATCACGATCGGCGTCGACGCGCGTCCGGATAGATCGCCAGCATCGCGCTTTGACGAGTTCTCGCTCGTCGTTGTCGAGTATCTCCGGACAAGAGGCGAGATCGTCTCGAATCCATGCCTCGATGTCCTCGTCGTCGATCTGCCCGTCTGCTCCGTGCTTCAAGAGGAAACCTCTCACGCAGTTATGCATGAACGGCGTCATTCTGGTGATGAGGCGGGCGTAATCATCATCAGACTGCATGCTGCATCCTCTTGCCCAGTCGAATCCAGCAGATCTGCGTCCGCGCCCATTCCGCGTGGGCATCGACGTGAAGTAGCGGATACCAGCGCCAATCGTGGTCAACGCCGTGTAGCCACAAGCGCCCTCCGATCTCCCATCGCGGACGACCATCTCGCCATGCGAGTTCAATGGAGTACGGATTCAGGGTTGCCTCGAGATCTGCGGTGCGTTTGCCCGGACCCGGCCACCACCGTTTGTGAGGAGGCGCATGGAGGCGGCCGTTCGCCGCTTTATCGAGGAGTCGACGCCCGCAACAGAAAGCCTGCTCGTCACCGCTGTTGACGAGCAGCCATCCGACGCGCCGAAGAACATCGGCGTCATCCCCGGAGAGATCCATCACGGACAAGTCCGTGAGAATTTCACCAAACGACCGAATTGCACTCGCGATCATCTGTCGGGGTGTCGGTCGAGTATCGGTCGCCATCAGTCGTCTCCTGCTGGATGTTCGACAGCGATGAGCGCGTCGGCGTCCACGTCATAGCGGACAAAGCCATCAGGTAATGAGCGAACGATGGACGCCTGCTGCTCAGCGAGACGCTCACCGACGCCGTGGGACTCGCATGCCGTAATGACCCGCCGACCGGACTTCCAGCCCGACGCGGGACGACCACACTCTCGGCACGTGTGATAGCTGCGCAGCTCAAGTAGCACGTCTTCACGGATCGTCGCGTTGTGCATCGCTTCAGTTAGTGAGGACATCGGCGACGTCCATGTCCAATCGATGCCACCGTGAAGTTCTTTTGCAGTCACCAGCTCGTACCCGGCGCCTTCCATGACAGGCGCGACGACTTCGAAATAGCGCTCGACGATGCCTAGCCAGCCCTTGGGGACATCCTTCAGGGCGCTCGGATGGAGAACTTCGGGGTACTTGGAACAGAGTTCATCTGCCGTAATCATCCAATTTCCTTCCTAAAATGAGCCTAGAGGAAAGCTATCGCTCATCACTCCATCCCTTCGTCAGTTCCTTGAAAGTGCACGGAGTAAATGCGACGTCAGGAAGGTCGACCCCGACGTCGCGGCTGCGCCCGACCCCCGGTAGGCGACCGTGAGCGTGTCCGTAGAAGTGGTAGCCGCCTTTGTGCTCCCATTGCCACGAGCGCTGGGCGTAGTGAGACAGAACGAGCTTGCGGCCTTCGTCTTCGGTGAAACGGAACCCTTCTGGGCGGGACGACCAAGGCAGCCCAGCAATCGTCGGATGCAACTCACCATGGCGCAGATCGTGATTGCCAACGCACAAGTACTTGCGGCCGTTCAATCGGCTGAAAATCTCGCGAACGCGGTCGGCTTTCTCCGTGAGGGAGAAAGCGAAATCGCCGAGATGGTGAACGATGTCGTCAGGGCCGACGACGGCGTTCCACTTGTGAATGAGGTGCTCATCGTGCTCTTCGATGCTCGCAAACGGGCGCGGCTGCATCGACAAGATGTTCGAATGGAGGAAGTGGGTGTCTGAAACGTAGAATTTGCGAACGAAGGACATCGAAAGTCTCCAAATGAATAGTCATGCGAAAGCGGTCGCCCGCGAGGGCGTCAGGCTGCTATCGTCGCTATTCGGAGTGCTTTCATGTGTTGTCGTCCTTCGTCGTCATCGACACTGGAAACTACGCGATAAGATCCAATGAATTACGATCGAGCTCCTGACGTAGTGCGATTTCTTCTTTGATCGCGCGAATACGCAGTTCACAATCGACGACGTCAAAGAACGCATCGACCGCAGCTTTCAGCAGCGTGTCGAAGTCTGCCGGCGAGAGGTCTGTCTTGTCTGCGGGCTGGGTGTTGTGCTGCTGCATTGCGGTCTCCCATTTTTGAGCGACCAGCAATAAGACGCCATTTTGCGGCGGCGTCAACAAGACCTGAGCCGCAGTTGGGGTTCGTATCGGCGACCTCCCATGAGTGTGTTGAGTGGCCCCGAGCTCCTTGCGGATTTCATGTCCGCTTAGAAGAACTTCGTCGCTGCCCATTCGGCATCACCATCATCGTCCGGGAGCATGGCGGGCTTCGGCTTCATCGGGGGTATGAAGTCGATAAGTTCCTTCGCCTTTTTCCGGATCGCGTTGATGTCTGGCCGGCCGTCACGCAGATCGAGAGCCCAACAGCAGCAAACCATAGTGATGCCCGGACGCTTTTCGGCGATGGCTCGCATCGATGTGGTCAGTAATCCCTTCAGAGCGATGTCGGCGGCGGCGAGCCGTGGCAGTGTCTCCGGCATGGCGGCGATAAACTGCTCAAGCCGAGCCACGTCCCCAGGCGTCTTCTGCACAAAGGACGAGAGGAAGCACCAAATGTCGTCGCACTCCTTCCGGCCCTCAGGTTCGAGAAGTGGACGGAGCGCGGGGACAACTTCAGCCGGCTTCATCGAGCGGTCGATGGGACCGTCGGAGACCACCTTCTTCTTCTCAACGCGTGGCCCCCGGAGCTTCCGAGCGGCGAACGATGGGTCAAAGTTGAAGACGATCTCCGCACGGCCGATAACCGTGAAGAGCGGGTCCGCCCAGGCCGTGATCGCCTCCATGTCGCAAGGGGTGGTACCCAGCTCCAGTGCCAACACGCCAGACCGACCGTGAGTGCGGCCAGCGAAGTATGCAGGCAGAGGCTCTCCTACCCATGCCTTGGAGGCATACCTAAAGCTCCGCGTTAGGCCGTCCAGCAGCGCATCGCCGGGAACAACGGTTTTCGTGACGGTGATGACGATGGCGCGCGTATGAATCATTTCCTGTACTCCTGGACACCGTCAATGTGGCGGCCGATCTTCTGCATCAAGGCGAGGAGGCAGTCCTCCGTTGGGCGATCCTCCCGGACATAAGAATCCCACGTCCCCTTCCTCTGGAAATGGATGACGATCTTTTTCGGCTCGCGGCCGAGGAACTCGAACTCGGCAAACGGGCTGAAGACCATGTCGTCCTGCTCTTGCGGACTCAGCGCAGGATCGACGGTGAGATGAATCTCCTTGGCCTCGTCAAAGCTCATGCCGTCCGACGAAGTCTCCCCCGTGGACTGCCCTGCTGAAACCGCCATCTGCGTGTGTGAGGTGTCGAGTTGTTCCGGATCGATGCCCAGACGAACTTTGCGGGCCGCCCGTCCGGCGATGCCAAGCTCTCGGATGTCGTTCCGGAGAGAAATGTCCGGAGCATCGGCCTCTTCGGCGCAGAAACCCCACGCAGCCTGGTCGGCGCCGATCAGATCGATCTTCGTCCGGAGGCCTTCACCTCGAAAGACGCGCATTTCCCATTCGCGGGAGAGCGGAATGCCCGTTTCCATCTCGTCGACCGCAGCCAGCCATAGCTCGTACCATTCGCGATGCCTCATTGGTCTCAGGCCCGCCGAGGGGAACTCGCGAGCAGCTTGCATCCAGAGGCTGGAGCTGACGCGCAGATCCTCGCGGTCGTTCCCGCCGACGAAACGCATGTCCTCCGCCGAGTAGACGAGCCGCGACTTGTACCGGCTGGGAGGCGCCAGCTCCAGTCGGAAGACGATCCTTTCGAGCGGTCGACCGCGGCCGGATCCGACGAATGTGGTCATCGAGAAGTAGAAGGCCCGCACCGCTACGAAGTCCTCGGCGAGGCCGTTCAGGACGCGCTCTCGGAGCTTTCCGACATGCAGACTTCCGTCGCGCAGCCGCGGAAAGCTGGCCCACGACGCCACCTCCTCTGGCGTCGCTTCGATGGTCACCGCGTTGTCGCCGCCGGGCTCCCACCGTTTTCCGCTCTCGGAAATGGCGGCAACAAACCGGCGATAAATGCGGGAAGAATACGTAGACGACATCGTTGGCAACGCCGCGAGTTCGACGTAGGCGTATCGCGCCCGATCGCTCATGACCGCGCGGATTGGGTCCGGCAACGAATAGAGCACGGCATCCTCCGCATCCGTCTTTCGGATCCACGAGTTCAGCAGTGCGACATCCTGGTACTCCTCGTCGCCGACCTTGAACGAAACGAACGTCGACTTCAGTCGGTTGAGCGATGACCGGACATGATCGCGCCGGGTATCTTCTCCTAGGTACCGCAGGACGAACGACATGGGGATGGACATCGTCTCCGAGTTCATCGATCGGTCGCCTTCATATGCCGCCGAGATCAGGAGCTCGCTCAGGGCAGCATCCTTTGCCGTCAGGTCTGCGCCGCCAGTAACGGTAAGGCTTCCCAGAAGTTCCACAGGCCGCGGCGACTGCGGTCCAACCTTCGTTAGTTGTTTAGGTGAGCCCAACGCCTTCGAAATGGTTCCCATAGGGTTCGGGTAAAATGCAGTCGCGGTCATATGCGGTGTCCTCCTGACAAGAATGGTCACCGCCGGCGGAACATGACGCAAGACTTCGTTCCCATTTTTCGAACCATGGGACGGAAACCGGGAAGTTGTCTTCGTCCCATGGAGCGAAGTGAGAGGACGAAATCATGAGCCGCAAGGGCTTTCGCCCTCCCGATTGACTGAAAGCGGCCTCTTCGTCCCATGTGTTCCAATGCGCCGGACAGAAAACCGGGAATCTTGGGACGAAGACGTATTTGATGCATCTCTAATGTCGAGAATCTTGGGACGAAAACATTGTGGACATTGCCTTATCATGCCGGGGCTTTTTGGCCCCTCTCGCGCGCGTACGCGAAAGTAAATCCTAAGTAGTTAGGCTGGAGGCCCGTCGGAAAGCCACAGATTCGGTTGTTTGGATGGCCGCTTGGTCGCCCTCCGGGCTCGGGGCTCTTCGAGCATGACTGCCGTGCGCAAGAGGCAGTCGGATCAGTCCCACTATGGCGGATTTAGTAACGACGCCGCGGATGTCACGTAGTGAAGGTTGTCCGCGCCCTCCCCCAATCCCGCCGGCGGTTTGCAGTATGCGGGGACCCGCGCCATCCTAAGCTCGAAACATCACGTAGTGACGGGAAGGAGGGATGATATGCCGCGTAAGCCGAGCACCGAGCCGCAGCGCAAGCGGCACCAAGAGCGGCAGCGAGTCTACCGCTCCAGGCTTCGCGCTGAGGGCAGACCGGAGGCGGACGCCGTCGACGCGGCTCTTGCTACGGCCATCTGCGGTTCCGCAGCCGATGAGCGCGAAGCCGCAGTCAAAGACACGGTCCTGAGGGGATTCCTGTCGACCTTGCTCAAGCGCGCCCGCCAAGAACTCCTGGAGCGCGGCTATGATCGGGATCGGGCGACCGCGGCTCTCCAACGGCGGCTCAACCGCGTCACGGAGTGAGATCATCTATGGCTCCCGTTTCCACCCGTTACTTCTTCAATCTGAAACGCGGATCTCGAGATTCACGGCGTGACGAGTTGCGAGGCCGTGTGGCGGAAGCTCTTCGAGTCCTCGCCGCAGTAGCCGCAGAAGATGCCGATTATGCCAGGACGCAAAATGGGGTGGGGTTCTCCAAGTCCGACCAAGGCGGACATGCATTGTCGAAGTGCACCGTCGAGCAGGTCCTGACCGACGAAGTTCTGCTCATCGAAGTTCTCGGAATGAGCCGACGGTATTCCAAGCAAGCTGCGACGATCTCGCAGCTCTCGCTTCTATAACCGCCGGCGGCTTGAATCTTTCACCGCGGGCGCCGCATCATTCTCGGATGACCGACACCAGACCCGCCGAGAAACCCGCCCCCGCCTCCCCTCTTGCACTTCGCAAGAAGGACCGCCGCGCGCGGCCGGGGAGTGTCCGCTGATGGTAGAGACATCAGCGGCACCTCACTCCATTGCGGCGCGCTACAGTGTCACCGAGCAAGCCGTTCAGTGGCTACTCGACAACCGCAGTGGCGGCGATGCCGAGACAGCGGACTTGCTCAAGCGTCTCTACAAATCGCTTGTTTACGGTGCGTCTGCATCACCGACGTCATCACCCTGGGATGACGTGTTGGTCTACGACAATCCGGGAGACAGTATGCATGTCGCCGTCTTCGGAACGAACTATCAGAACGCGGTGAAATGTCTCGACGGCAAGGGTCTGTACGGCCGCATTTTCCCGAACAACGAGACACGTTGGGAAGGATCGGGGTCGACGTATGACAAGCACCTGGCGACTGACACTTATGGCCAGACTGACTCTCAGTACGTGGAAGCGCTACGAGCCGCGAACAGATCCCTCGCGCAAGCGATCTTCAAGGCTCCGGAAAATGTCGGCTCAATGACAATTATCGACCGCATCGACGATGTTCAATCCGCAGTCGATGAACTTGCCAACGACCTTGCCAACAACATCGAATCTTTGAACATGCAACTCCAATCGCGGACCGACACACTATTCGATCATTACGCATTCATTCAGACGAAGATCAACGACTTGGAAGACCGGCTGACCGCAGGCGGGCTCTGATGCGCGTACTACTGACCCAGTACCGAGTCCTCTTACTCGTCGCAGCGACCGCAGTCGCCGTATCTGCGGTCTACGGTCTTCTGGCGGGGCTTGCACTGCTCGGCGTAGTCTTCGCAGTCCACGAGCATCATCTGCGTTTGCGCATGCAAGCATCTTTCAAGAATGTCCGTCGACTTCTCGCAGCCGAATCTCAGCGCAATGACAGCATCGAGTCTTACCTCGACGGCATCCTGCGAGCAGCTCGCGGCGACGTCGATCCTGAGCCACACGAGAGAATTCTCCACTGATGCTGCCGGCGATTCTTGCGCACGCATGCGCCGACAGCAATCATGACCTCAACGGCGCGGGCTCGCGCTCGTTTTCTTCCAGAACTCGACCCCGGCTCCGCTAGTGCGGTCCGGGGTTCTTTTTTGAGGCGACGATGTCAGATGATCTGAAGCTGAGTTACGGGATTGATCTCAGGGCCTTCGAGCGGCAACTGACCGCAATCCAGAAACAGGCCCTTCCTGCTGCGCAGAGTGGCTATCTAAACGCTCTTGCGTTCGGCGCCAGGAAGTCGCTGCTGTCGGCATTCGAGAAGGAGATCGCCGGTGGGCCGGTTGCGTTCACGAAGCGCGGCGTCGTTGTCGACAAGTCATCGCCCGCGGCAAGCAGCAAACTCGAGTCCGTCGTGAAGCTCCTGCCTGAGCAAGCCCGCTACCTCCAGTATCCGATACTCGGCGGCGCTCGCCGCGCAGGCGATCCGGGTGCTAGTCGCTATGACGTCCTCACAGAGGGCCGCGAGCGGAACGCATACGGCAACATCCGCAAGGGCTATCTCTCCAGGATCGCAAAGAAAGCGAAGGCAGAGAAGAATCGTCGCAAATCGCTTAGGCTGAAACGCGAGGAGCTGCAGTCGAACGGAAAACCTACGGCGCGATACAAGTGGTCGTCTGGCACCAGAGCTCCCGGCGTCTTCTTCGGCGAGATCCGGGGTGCGAAGGGGTACTGGCAGCGGCCATCAACTCCGAGCGACAAGCTCGAGTTGCTCGCGCGGTTTTCAGAGCGCGCTACGTACCGGACGACTGTCCACTGGTCACGGGCTATCGAAAAGGCGGTATTCATCGAAGACCCGAAATCGGTATTCAACGCGGAGCTGCGGCGAGCGATCGCAAAGCTGGCGAAGTAAGATCTCGTTTAGCAACGCCTGCGGTGTCGCCGGCGTCTTTACCTATGCTTCACCGACGTCGACCATTTGATCACGGATGAATTCGTGATGAGGTGAGAGATGCGGGTAGTCGAATTGTTCGCAGGTGCGGGAGGCATGTCTCTGGGCTTATCACAAGCGGGCATGGCTATTTTGATGGCTCTGGAATTTGAGGAGCCGATGCTCCGGGTCTACAGGCGCAACATGCAGAAGCCTGTCCGCCGATTTGGACACGGTAATCATGCCCATCACTACGATCTCAACGACTTTCCGGACATCGTCTCGTCGATCACCGACCTCGCGCCGGACGTGATAGTGGGAGGTCCGCCGTGCCAAGATTTCTCGTCGGCGGGAAAGCGGATCGAGGGCGATAGAGCAAAGCTGACCGCGTACTATGCGCAACTTCTGTGCATCACGCGTCCAGAGTGGTTTGTTCTTGAGAACGTCCGTGGTGCGCTGGGGTCTGATCAATATGCGGCCGCGAAGAAGCTTCTAAAAAAAGCGGGCTACGGGCTGTCCGAGAATGTGCTGGTTGCCTCGCACTATGGCGTCCCCCAGCGTCGCCGCCGCTTGATCCTAATTGGCCGCCTGGGTGAGCAGGACGGTTTTCTGGACTCCGCACTGTCAGCGAAAGCCTCGAAGCATGAAACCTCGGTCAAGGATGTGGTCGGTAAGCGTTTTGGCGACGGAGCGTACTTCCATCCCCGCGACCCTTCCCGAAAGGCAGTATGGTCAACGTCGGCTCCGGCTCCCACGATTCGGTCAGCTTCGGGTCGGAACCCGCCGGCCGACTTCGAACGGCGACCGGGTATCGACGACACGATTAACGGAGAATTTTATAATCCCTCAATGCTAGACCTTGCACTCCTGCAAGGATTCCCGGCGTGGTGGGACTGGTCTGGCGAGACCGAAAGTAAAATATCGACGATGATCGGGAATGCCGTCCCGCCGCCGCTCGCTCGCGCGATAGGAGAATGCATAGTCGATCGACATTTCGGGCGCTCGATACCAGCAATACCTGACGGGTTCGACGAGTGGCTGGCGGCGAGAGGATACACGCCGCCATCGATCCGCAATACCAGAAGCCGCATTAACGCGGGCCGGCGCCTACTCCGCGGGAGAACGTTCGCTGAGCCTTCCCACGAAGTCGGCGCACTGGAAGAGACGTTCGATCGCACGGAGTTGTCCGTGAAGGCGAAGTCGGATATTCGGATCGCACTACGTATGCTGCGCGAATATCTAGCTCGATCGGACGGATCTAAGCCGGCGCAAACAGAGACCCAACTGAGTTTTGCTGAAATTCGCGTGAATATTCGCCGACGCCGACACTTCTCATATCTTCTTGCACCGAGGGTTGGCGATGACGCAACACGCCGGGAAACCGACCTCTCCGACTAGATCTTAAAAGGAAGCGCCTGACCCGCCGGCGGTTTGCATCCTGCTCCGCTGGCGCACACGATGTTCTCAGCATCTGAGGAGGGCACGTGATGCAGCAAGCTTTCATCCGAGTCACACCAACCCATCAGTCGTGGCATTCAATCGGCGATGCGGCTGGCGTTCGTCGCATACTTCGGCTCTGGGACGTTTTGCTCGTAAGACGGCATCTCGCAGAACTGCCAGACAACGATCACATCTATTCCGGGCTACAGCACGTCATGAGAGGTGGCGTCGGAAGACATGTTCGGCTAGTGCGCGAGCTGGGGTCAGCATTTGATGCAGTTGCCGTCTGCACTACCCGACTCCGCGAACTGACTGAATCGCTCGAGTGGTTGCATTGTGCGCTCGTTAGCGATCACGAATACAAATACGTTCAGGTCGACGGCGAATGGGTTGTCATGGACGAAGTCGATGACCCGCCATGTACGGATCTCAGCGAAGCACAACGCACGGCAGAGTCCATCGACGCGATACTCGATGAGGCTTACTTGCGACTTGTTTTGGAAGACGAATGATGGCCCGGAAGCCCTCCACTCCTGTGACCGCACCGGAACCAGCCGCCCAGCCGGCTCCCGAACTATCATATGAGCTGACGCCGATCGCGTTCGTGCAGCGTGCTCCAAAGACCCGCGACGAGTTCGCCCTCAGGGACGAGGTCAGGAAACAACTCCTCTCGGTGGAGAATGCTGTCGTCGATTTCGTTGCCACCAAGCAGCAGGAAGGATTCAGCCTCGACGAGGCATTCGCGCTCTATAGCCTCGAGCTGCCGCTGCTATTTGCTTACGAGTGCGACGGCAGCCGCGTGCGAGCGCGGTATGGGTTCCGGATCATTGAGCGAACGGAGTAATCCGGTCTCGTTGTAACGAAAATGCGAAAGCGTTTTAATTAAGGGCAGGTCTACGGTTAACCCTGCCCCCAAAAGCGTCTCCGCACGATGTAGTTGCAAACGCATCATGTGACGGTAGATTGCAAGCTCGGGGGAACTACATGCTCACCAGAGACGAACTTGACTTCCTGAAAACTCAAGGCCTGACAACTGCAGACGTGTATGACGGTCGCGGCCAATCCTCGACGACATGGAAGGCTGGTGTTCGTGCAGCAGCCAAGACCGTCGTGCTTGGCACGCCGTGCTCTTCGAAAGGCCATCGGCTTCGCACCCGATCGGGCCATTGCGCACAGTGCGACACCGCTAAGCTCTCGTATCAGAAGCGGCACAACTCAGCCGGCTATGTCTACATAGCCGGATCCAAGTCAGCGAAGCTACTAAAGGTCGGCACGTGCGTCGACATAGAGCAGCGGCGTCGCAATCTGCGGAACCAGATCTACGGGGGCATCGGGGACTGGGAGATGCTCTTCACGGCAAAGGTTGATGCCGGAGGGAAAATCGAGGGCGATATCCTGACTCGCCTGTCGACGCACAAGGTCGTTCGCATGTACGCCAAGGACGGCAAGCAGCAGGAAGCTGCCGAGATGTTGAAGACATCGTTCTCGGTAGCGCTCTCTGCCGTGCAGATGGCATTAAAAGGAACCAAAGCCACGGAGATTCGAAAGGTCCTGAGAACTGCGGACTACGAGTTTCGTTGATCTACAGGCTCATGAGCGAGCATAAACCCGCTTGCGAGATATCCGATGGAACCGACCCCGATGGATCCGACGAGTACCATAAAACTCAGCCAGCCGAGATCCGCACCTGTTCGGCACTGGTCTCCCATCTTCTCAAGCATCGGGCAGATGCGTTCGAGTTCCGCCCCTAGCTTGGCGAGCATCGAGTAGCTGATCCAAAAGAACAGGCCGAAGACCGCAATGCCAACTGCCGAGCGTTTCGTATCTCTTGTCATTTTATCGGCCGATCTTTGCTGACGCCGTATCGGTTCCCGGCCATGCCTCCAACGAGTGCCAGGATGATCGCGGCTGGCACACCCGCCGCGCCACCCATGGCCGCAATTCCGACGCCGCCGATCATGAGGCCGACGACAGCTCCAGTCGCGGCTCCGATCAGTGACCATCTGGTCTCGGCAGGTCTGGCCTTTGCGGCTGCGGTCACTTTCCGTGCGTTAGATGCCAGTTTTTGCTTCATGTCCCCACCAGCCCTATCTGAGGGTATCGACATTATCGTTTTGCAACCGTTTCGCTAGTCATGGCCGACACACTAGATCCAAAATCGAGATCGGAGCGCATGTCCCGCATCCGCGGCAAGGATTCGAAGCCGGAGCTTGTCGTTCGTCGGCTCGTGCACGCTATGGGATTTCGGTATCGCCTTCATCGAAAAGATCTTCCTGGAACCCCTGATCTCGTTTTTGGTAATCGCAAAAAAGTAATTTTCGTGCACGGTTGCTATTGGCATCGCCACGGCGATTCGTCGTGCAAGCTCGCGCGTCTTCCTAAGTCGAGACTTGACTTCTGGTTGCCGAAGCTCGAACGAAACGCCCAACGGGATGCCGAAAACAACGCACGTTTGAAGGCGTTGGGGTGGAAGGAGATGGTCGTTTGGGAGTGCCAGGTCAGCAAAGCGAACCTGCCGCATCTCAGCGACCGAATAAGAAAGTTCCTTTGCGATGAAGTCGATTGAGCTGTTTGCGGGTGCCGGTGGACTTGGACTCGGATTGCACGCAGCAGGATTCAAGCCTGCAAGCGTGATCGAATGGGACGACTACTGCGTCGACACAATACGCGAAAACCAGCAGCGTGGCATGCAGGCTGTGAAGGGCTGGAAGGTCAAGCACGGAGACGTCCGCTCCGTCGATTTCAGTGCCTTTGAGGGAAAGATCGGGCTGGTTTCCGGAGGGCCGCCATGCCAGCCGTTTTCCATGGGCGGGAAGCACGCCGCCTACGACGACCATAGAGACATGTTCCCGCAGGCCATCCGCGCTGTGCGGCAAGCTCGACCGCACGCGTTCATTTTCGAGAACGTCAAAGGTCTAACGCGCGCCACGTTCAGAAACTACTTTGAATACATCCGCCTGCAGCTCGAGCACCCCGAGATCATTAAAGCCGAAGACGAATCCTGGCATGATCACCTCTCTCGGCTCGAGCAGCACCATACCAGCGGCAGCCGTGAAGGACTCAACTACCGCGTCGTCACGCAACTCTTGAACGCCGCGAACTATGGGATCCCGCAGAAGCGCGAGCGCGTCTTCTTCGTGGGAATTCGGGAAGATCTCGGCAAGGCATTCCATTTCCCACATGAGACGCATTCTCGCGAATCCTTGTTGTGGGATCAGGTGCTCGGCGATTATTGGGATCGGCATAGGATTGCCAAGAAGGACCGGCCTGAGATTGTCGCGAGCGATCGCATCAGCAAGATGTCGATGCCGGACGAGCTGCCGTGGCGGACGGTAGCCGACGCACTCCTCGGCCTCCCGGATCCAGAGAAGAAGACCCCCTCCGACATTATCATCCACAATCATCGCTTCCAGCCTGGTGCCCGCTCGTATCCGGGGCACACTGGCAGCCCGCTTCACGAGCCAGCAAAGACCCTCAAAGCTGGTGTCCATGGCGTTCCTGGCGGCGAGAATATGCTCCGTCGTCCTGATGGCAGCGTTCGCTACTTCACTGTGCGTGAAAGCGCGCGGCTGCAGACGTTCCCCGACAACTATGTCTTCCATGGGTCGTGGACAGAGACGATGCGGCAGCTCGGCAATGCCGTGCCGGTCGAACTTGCTGCCGTTGTCGGCCGCAGCGTGGCCCAGCAGATCGGAGCCTGAGATTGACGGAAGGTTACGTCGAGTTCGAGTTCGATTTGCCTTCGGCCCTGCTCCAGAGTCTCGTGAACGAGTTCGCGAAGATGGACTCGGCCTCGCTGACGCACCAGCACACGATGCAGGTGCCGGACGAACAAGGCGTCTATCAGCTCCTTGTCGGCGGTCAGGTCGTGTATGTCGGCAAAACAGACGCCGACTCCGGCCTCAGGGGACGTTTGTCGAAACACGCGTGGACCATCCAGCATCGCCAGAACTTGAAGCCCGATGACGTGCAGTTTAAGTGCGCTCGCGTTTTCGTCTTCACGGCGATGGACTTGGAAAAGCTGCTTATCCGGCACTACGCGCAGACGGCGGACGTGTGGTGGAACTTCAGCGGCTTTGGATCGAACGACCCCGGCCGCAATCGAGACCAGACCGAACTGAAGGCCGCAGGATTTGACGCCGTCTATCCGATCGATCTCGACCATCCCGTTGGCATCAAGACCGATGGTGGCGTTCCGGCGGGGCGGGTTCTGGATGAGCTGCGTTCCGAGTTGCCCTACACCCTTCGAGCCGAAGGTGACGGCAGCAGAGGTCGCCGGCCGCACCCTGACCTCCTGAACAGCATCGTTGAGCCATTCGTAGTGAAGCCATCGACCACCCGTGAAGTACTCACCTCGGTATTGAACGTCCTCCCGGAAGGATGGCAGGCTACCGCACTGCCGGGGCGAATTATCATGTACCGAGAAAACAGAAATTACAGCGCGGGCGTTGTCATCGGGCGTAGCGGCGAGCGCTGAAACGACCTACTGCGTGACGAGGTCGGAAACGATGTCCATCTCCTCCACCCACGACCGCCATAGGTAATCCTTCGTCGCAGGATCCGTCCACTTCATCACATCGGAAGGATGCTTGAAATCAGTGTCCTGGTACCGAACGCGTGCGGCCCTGACCATGGTTAGGGTGTCGCCGCAGACGTGCGCGCTTGCGTTTCTGCAGGTCTGCAAGTCCTTCAAGGAAGTTACGCCGGCGAAACCGCTGAGCATCGTGCCAGAATTCGTGGGAGCAAGGCCTGCGACGATCAGATTAGCCTTGCCGACATCACCCCAGGTTGGCTCCTGATGACGGCCTTTCACGGCCTTGATCTTCGTCACGGGCTTCGATTGTGCAAGGAGTTGCGCAACGTAAGCAATCTCCAGCTCCGAGTTTCCGTTGTAGGCTGGCGAGGACACCGCGACGCCGGCGGTTGTGTTCGCACCCCTCGTCGCGCCCATGATCGCGTCCCGGCAGAACTCGCACCACGCTTGCCACAGGGAGGAGATCAGGCCCTCCTGTAGAGCGAAGCGGTCGACCGTCTTCGTCACCGACGGCGACAGGACGTGGCGCTCGAACGCCTTGTCCAGAGTCGTCACGCGCATCAGGAGCTTGCTGCGGAGTTGATCAAAAGAGATGGGCATATGCCGGGTCTTGGACATCGACGCCGATGGCGCGGAGGATGGACATCGTGCGTGCGTATCTTCTCGGGAGGCGGTTCACTGCGGCCTCGCAGCCCCAGACGTACCTCTCGTACGGTCCGTCCACCTCCTTCGCCTCGTGCGCCTGCGCGAGCGCCAGAAGGTTGTTGACCGCCTGGTTACGATCTGCAACGAACCGTCCGTGACTCTGGATATTGTATTCTCCAGTGATCTGGGCGATCCCGAACCGAGAGTGCAGTAGAGCCGTTACAAGCGAGTGGAGAGCGTATGACTTCATCATGTGGGTCTCCCTGAGATCGCCCAGCTCTCCACCGATGAAGTCAAAGACGCTTTTCAAGTCCGAGTAATAGTTGGCACCGTTTGGGAAATCGTCGTCGTAATGCTTGTAGAGACGGGTCAAGTCGGCGGCGCTCGTGCTAATGATTCCGCGTTCCATGGCAAGAACGCTCTCGGAAATCAGTTCGGCGTCGGCCATACGGAGTATCTGCCGATCCGTGAAGACACCGAACTGCACGAAAAACTCGCTCAGTCCGTCTGACATCTCGTTGACGAACCACTTGAACTGACCCTGATACGTCGAGTGCCGCTTTTCCGGCTCGTTGAGGGGCAGCGTGTAGGCGTTCATACGCCGGAACATCTGGAGGATTTCTGCTCGCGTAGCATTGCGGATGACGTCCACGCTGACGGCGTAGCCCATAAAGCGATCCTGATCCTCGTCAGGAAGCTGCGCGAAGGTCATCCCACGGAACCGTGACTCGCCCTTGATCTCGAACTCGTTGTTGAAAAAGCGCCGGATCGTCGTGATGCGCTGTTGGCCGTCGACTATCTCCTTCCGCATGCGGCGGTCGGGACGGTTGAGGAACTCGTAAAGGTAAATCTTCGGGAACGGGTAGCCTTCGAGGATCGTATCGATGAAATAAGACGACGGACCATGCGGCCAGAGACCAGTGCCGCGCTGGTACTCGCGGTTCACGATAAGCTCCTTGCGTTCGAGCATGTCGATGATCTCGGCAACGGAGTAGTTGTTCGTATTGATTTGCATGAGTAGATCCTTGGATGGCGGGCCGAGACTACTTCGACTTCCACCCCTTAAGAAACTGCGAAAAGAAGACTTTGATGCTATCGTTTACATAGGGAGCGATATCCCGCGCCACTTGCTGATCGCCGAAGCCGGCTCCGATGGTCGTCCTCTCCCAGAAGACCAGGTCTCCACCCCTCGGAGACGCTTCCGGGTCGCCCGGCTTGGCGTCCTGTTCGATGGCGGTGCTGTAGAATTTCTCGGCAGTCAGACGAACATGCACGCCGAGAGGTCCGTTCCTGCTCGACGTCGCGCTGGTGTCTAGTTCGAGAATGAGGGGCGTGCCCAGGCTGCGGGAGTTGACGGTCATCCGGAACATGTCCTCGCCATCGGAAACCCGATGCGGGATCCCGGAGTTCTCGGCGAGATAGTTGAACTCGGCCGAAGCCGACTGACAAATGGCGTCCCTGACGAGCGTGTTGGCGGCGTTCGGCACACAATGCAGAACGATGCCCGTCCAACCCTTAAATTGCGCGATGACGAACTGTCGTTCCTCGTCGTCTTCCTGCGCGTGCGCTGGGTACGTTGTCACAGCAGCTAGCGCGGTTGCTATCAGTAGTCCTTTCATGAGCCCCTCAACCCTACGTCGGCAAGTCGTAGCATGGAGCACGATCGATGTCAGCGGTTTCCGCCGGCCGTTTGCACCCAGCATGGACGTCGCCCACCATTGTCAGCAGGCACCAACACGAGGAGGGAAAGATGCCGGAGATCATTCAATGGAAGTCGATGGAACCGCTGCAGGAGGGCTGGCGCGGCTTTCTAGGCGACGTATGTATCTTCGCGGTCATCCCGTGGGCGGAAGAAAAGGAGCGGTGGCCGTGGCAGCTTCAGAATTTGAGGCCGGACCTTATTGAGCAGGAGGCTGTGGTAGCGGCCAGAACGAGCGACGAGGCCAAGCATTTCGCGGAGATGGGCGTCACCTGGTTCCTGAGGCGCGCGCGGCTTTTGCCGGCGACTGATGAGCAGCTCGACGCCACCATCCAATCGTATCGTAACCGAGAAGCAGAGCAGGATCGATACCGGTGGCTTCGCGAGACCGGATGGTGGGAACCCGTCGAACCAGTAGCAGACTGATCCCAAGCCGCCTCCGGGCGGCTTTTCCATATCGTCGAAGCCCATTGGCGGTTGCGCGAAGTGCTGCTGCGACACGTCATGCGGTGTCTATAGTCCATCCCGCCAGATCGAAGTGTTGGTTGACGACCTCTTCCAAGGCTTGGTGTAGGACATCCTGAGAAGCGAGAAGCGAAACGAGATCGCGCGCTGCCTCTTTCTGATCTGATCCATAAAGAGCCAGGGCGCCTCGCACTACCGCCTGGCGTGAAGTCCTCTTCTTCAGCGTGCCTTTGAAACGCGACTTGTTCACACCGAGGGCGAGCCAGATGCCGCTGATGCCCACATCGACCTCATCCGCAAGCACCCGATCCTTCTGAAAAATAGACGGCTGCTTTAGAATGTGGTCCAAGCTATGCAGATCGTTTCCTAGGATGAAGGCAAGCATCCTGCCTGCGGTGACTTGAGTATGCTGCGCGCGATCGGGACACGACGGGCCGTTGAGCCGGCAGTAGTTCGGGTTATGGGTGATGAACTCAAAGCCACTGGACTCCGAAAGATCAAGGTTTCGGTCGATCATGAATTCGGACGTGCACTTCGTGTTCCAGAACCACTCGCCGTTTTGCTCCTTGAGCGGCCCGCTGTCCGTCTTCGGATCGTAGGGCGTCACCAGCTTCGAGGAACTTAGGTCACGATCCGTCATCAGCATCCGATAAGCTGGGGGCGAGTACTTGTCCATCGCCTCGACCCAGTAGAACCGTCTACCCTCCGCAAGTGTCTCCCACGGGAAGCTGAATTGCACATTGCCGTAGATCGAGCCGTACGCCCAGGTGTTTGCCGACAACCATACGACCGACATCCTCGACTTGTTCAGCCTGCTTTCGTCGTAGACAAGACCTGCCCGGATTCCTTCGTCTTCGAGAATGCGCCGGGCGGCGGGTATATGAACGATATGATGCACGGTTTCGAGCTTCGCAGTGCCGGTCGGGGTCTTGCCTCCCGACGGTAGCTTCACCTCGTAATCATCCCATTCCGCCATGCCGATCCTCCTGTTTTCGCCGACTTAGCAGGCGTCCTCCTGCATGGCAAACGGCCGGTGGCTTGCGTCCAGCGCAGCCGGCGGCATGGGAGACACCAGCGAGAAGGAGCGAGATGTCGAACGAGATTAAGAAGGGAACCGGCGACGCCGCGTTCGACGACCGGGACTTTTTCGAAGATGAAATCGCCCAGGAGGAATGGGTGAAGAGGTCGGTGTAAGAACCATTTCTTAGCTTGGTTACGCCGGGAAGAATCGGCCGTCCTCATCTTCACGCGACAAATAAACAAATGAACCTATTGCATATTTTGCGGCCCCCGTTGGCGAGTTCCCCCGGTGGACGTGTGTCCAAAAAGGCGGAAACAGCACAATCGTACCTCTCTTCGGCGTGATCGAAATTTGATCACGCCAAAACTCTAGTTCACCGCCTATGACACTGTTGAGATAGAGGATTGCGGTTAGCGTCCGACGGTCCCTGCCTCGCTGTAGACTATCCATGTGCCACACGAACCCCCCGCCGGGTTCTACCCGCTCTACCCTCGGCTTCGTCCAAATGTGGGGTTCCTTCAGTATCGCCGACAAGCCTGGATGAGCTATCGAAGCCTCTATCGCTGCTTCAGAGAAACGCTGAGAGATGAACTCTTCAAGCAACTCGCCATTCTTTAGTTGAGATAGCAGTACCACCTCGCCTCGTCGGGCCACCGGATTTGAAGAATTGTAAACATGGCTTGGGATTCGCTGGTCCATGGCGTCAAATCCGTCGATGATCGTTTGGCATGTAGCCTCATCAACGGCGTCCTCGAACACCCACGTCTCGTTGGCAACCTCCTTCATACTCACCCCCTTGTCGCCCCACTTGCTGTATGAGACTATGCGAATGCACGGATATGTTGCAACAGGGGGGAAAGGTCATGGACAACGAAATTACTCGTCGTGTACTTCTTTCTACATCGCTTGGAATGATTGCAGCTACAGTTGCAATGCGCGAGGCATCAGCGAAAGTATCGGCAGATGGGCAACGCGTAGACGTCCTGATCAATATCAAATGGAATGACGGTAAAGGGGTTCAAGGTGCGAGAGTGTTTGATCACATCCCCAACCGCCTGCTCGGAGAAACTAATGCAGCGGGAGATTTTTTCTTTACGGCGGATTTTGGAACAGTAATTCGCCTAGTTGAGCCAAAGTACGGATTGCAACAATCTCTCTTCAGCGTTGCAGGAGTTCCTCGCACAGATAAAAGCGAGGTGCCTGGTTCCAACGCGATGACCTCGAGCTTCGCGGAAGGCTGGACTCTTTAGGCTGATGCCTAACCTCTACGTCTGCTTATTCCTATCTGCCATTGCTTTCTGGAGTTCACAGGCATCGGCCTCCGATGCCTGCAACCCCGCCGCATTGGGCAAACATCTGTTCTCAGATCGAAAAATCTCACTAAACGCGGTGTCGTGCAGCAGTTGTCACCGCCCTGAAATGAGCTACCAAGACGGTGAGGAGCGTCCTCTAGGTAGGGCCGGATTAGTTCTCCCGCGCAATACACCAAGCCTGCAACACATTCTCCTTTATAAGAGCTATGGTTGGGATGGTCGGAACCCGAAACTTTCAGACCAGATTAGGGAAGTCCTACTTGCGCCGACAGAAATTAACCTATCGGCGGAAGCCCTAAGGCTTTCGATTTCTGACGTTTGCCCTGGCACGCTAAATGGACGCCAACATGACGATGCTCTCGCGTTGGCAGTCACCGCGCTTGCCGAATACGTCGAAGGGGTCGCATCATTCTCCAAGCCATGGGCAGAGCAGAATTTGTCTTCAAATCTTCTCCGCGGCTATCAAATTTTCAAGCGCACCGGTTGCGCCGCTTGCCATCCCGCACCTACCTTCACTGACGGCGGTTTTCACGATATTGGGCTTGAGCGCCGGCGTATACTGCCGCAATCGTCAGGCCTAACGTCCCAGGGACAAACCTTTACCCTTGGCATAGATTACGGCCGCGGCAATGTTGTCTCTGGCAACAATGCTGTTTACGCGTTCAGGACACCAACACTTCTTGATGTAAACCAGACCGGACCCTTCATGCATGACGGTCGATTTCATTCGCTTCGCGAGGTAATTGACTTTTTCCGGAGGCAAGAAGCGTTCAGCGTTACAGAGGAAGAGCAACAGCTCTTAATCGAGTTCATTTCAAGCCTTTCATCGAGAGGTGGGGGCCCCTGAGACCCTGCCCCTAATGCGGGTAATTCGCGACCCCAAGTGAACTCTCCTTCCGATTTTTTTTCTCATCGATCAGCATCAGCACCCCCACAGGCATTGTCGTTGAATCTTGCACGCGTTCCGGGCGCAATCTCCGAGAAAACACGGAGTTGCAAGCATGCCGAGACGCAAAATCACGCCGCCGACGGTGCTGAATCCCGAGGACGGATTCGATGGATCGGCCACACCCCACCTTGAGGATTCATCACCCCCTCTTACGAAGAGGGAAGCGGCGAAAGCGCGGCACGTTTCGCTGAAGACGGCAGCCGCGATGCTGAACCGCGATCGCAACACCGTCATGAAATGGCTCGACCAGGGATGCCCGTTCGTCGAGCGCGGCGACAAAGATCGCGGGATCTCGTGGACATTGGACCTCGCGGACGTCGTGAAGTGGCTCGAAGAGCGCGCCGCGAAGAACGTGGCCGATCGGATGGGCGGTATCGAGGGCCAGGTCTCGGAGGACGAGGCGAAAAGGCGCATCGCCGTCGCCAAGATGATCACCGAGGAGACCGAAGCCGCCGAGGCGGTCAAGATGGTGGCTCGCGTGCACGAAATGCTGTCGATCATCAAGAAGGACTACGCCGAGCTGCGCTCCCGCCTCATGGGTGTACCCGACGCCCTTGCGGCGAAAGTGGACGCGAAGATGCGAGATCGTGTCCGGAAGGCGTCGGAGGACCTCATCCGCAACGCGCTGTCCTCCCTTTCCGCGGACAAGGGCACGGAAAATCAGGGGTAAGGCATGCCTTTCGCCATTCCCGCGGACCAGACCGCCCCTCAGCAGCTCCTTGGACACCTCAATTTCGAGGAAGGGCTCGCCGAATTCTCGCGGGAGATCGAGCGTTACAAGCGCGACTATCTCGAATGGCCGGAGTTCGAGGACGCCGTCACGTGGATTTTCAACAATATCGAGCTTCCGAAGAGCGAGACCAGTCGCCCCGGCAAGATGAAGCTGACCGTCTACCAGCGCGAGATGGCCATCAACATCACGAATCCTAAGTGCAAGCAGCTCACGATCCTGAAAGCCGTCCAGATCGGCTACTCGAAGGCCCTGAAGGCCATCTATGCCTACGTCGTGGGCTATCTTGCGAAGCGCTGCGCGGTCGCGTTTCCGACCAAGGACACAATCAAGCGCTTCTGGAAGGACGAGATCGTCGACATGTACCGGAGCGTCCGCGCGCTTCAGGAGCTTATCCGCGACGCCGAGAAGGGTACGGCCTCCGACACGATGGCCGAGCAGCGCTTCATCAACGGCGCTATTGGGTACTTCCGGTCGGCGTTCAACGAAGACGACCTCCAGTCCTTCACGTCCGAAATCAACATGGCGGACGAGGTCGACCGCGAAGGGTGGCAGCCGCGTGCAGGAACGGCCGGCAACAAGCTTAATCAGTTCCGTAACCGCGGCACGGATTTCGAGCAGTCCAAGCTCCTCGTTGGCAGCACCCCAGGCGTCCGTCACCAGTCGGTCATCTGGCAAGAATGGCTGATGTCCGACCAACGCCGACTGCGGGTAAACTGCCCCCACTGCGGCGAGGAGCAGGTGCTGCGCTGGGGTAACAAGGACTCGCGGTTCGGCTTCAAGTACACCTGCAACGAGGCCGGACAAGTTGTTAACGTGTTCTATCGTTGCGACAGCGCCAAGCAGTGCCGCATCGTCCAGGACGACCGTGACGATATGGTCGATGCCGGGCGTTACGTGGCCACCGAAACAGCGAAGACTCCAGGCAACATCGGCATCCACATCCCTGCTTGGATTTCGCCGTCGCCCGGAGCCGACTGGCTAGGCATCGCCCAGCGCTGGGTCAACGCCCAAGGTGACACCGAACGCATGAAGGAATTCGTGTGCTTCTGGATGGCGGAGCCGTGGGATGAGTTCGACAGCCGGACACTCAGCGACACGGGGCTGGCGGCGAACCGCCGTCCATATCCTGCCGAGGTCCCGGACGACGTCATTGCCATCGTCGCCGGCGGTGACGACCAGACCAACAAGGAAGGCGACGGGTTTTTCATCCAGGCGTCTCGTGAAATTCAGATTGTCGGCTTCAATAGGCGTTCCGAGCCTCGTGTGATCGGGCACTGGGTAATCAAGGGCGAAGTCGGTGACCCCGAGGCCGACGCCGAATACCGCGCAATCCTTGACCGTCCTTACCGCAACCGACGCGGACAGGAGTTCTACGTGCAGGCCGAGGCGATGGACGGCGGTGGTCACCATCCCGACGCCACATGCCGTTTCGCGGCTTCGTTTCCCAAAAACCGTCTCATCATCGCGATCCGCGGAGCAAGTCCCGCGAAGGGTACGAGGCTGCCCGCCATGCTGCCGGAAAAGGCCACGAAGTCCGCCAAGGGCAACTGGTTCTGGACAGTGGATACTCAACGCGCCCGCGACCTTGCCGCTTCGAAGCTTGTGCTGGTCGGCGACTCCGCGCCCATGTGGCCGTCGTCGATGCCAGAGGGCTTCGAGGAGAAGATGACGAGCGAACATCAGGAACTTCAGAAGAACGGCGGTTACTGGTGGACCGAGAAGCCTGGACGCAGGTCCGAGGAGGAATGGATGTGCTTCTCCTACGCCTTTGTCGCGTGGGAACTGCTCCGGAGCAAGCGGCCAAGACGTTGGGGCAACTTGAATCTTGCAGCGGAGCGCCTCGGAATACCGGATATCAGCCACGACCCCGACACGGGGGAACTCGACTACGATGGTCCGGACATGTCCGTGATGGCAGTCGAAGCCCGCGCCAAGGCCGAGGCCGAACCGAAGCCATTGGCTCCTGTCGTCGTGCGGCAGCCGAAGGGTCGGGAACAGAAGCCCGCGCCGACCATGCAGCCCGTGATGCCGACCCCGGTTCCGGCGGCACCGGCCGTGGTGCAGCAGCAACCTCGTCGGGCGGCACGCATCGTCCGATCGAGTTCAATCTGGTGAGGCGGATGCGCAGACGATTTGTGAACTGGTCAGTCCCTGAACTTGAACAGGCCATCCGGGAGCTTGAAGAAGCGCAGACATCCGGCGCCGCAAGCGTGAGCTATGGCGGCCCCGGTGGCGGCTCGGTGACTTGGGTCACCTATGAGAATTTCGACAAGATCCTGACCGACCTCTATCGCGCCCTCGATCGCGCTACCGGCGTCGCGACGCCTCCGCATGTCCGCTTCATCAAGACAGTCACGAGGAGCGGCTACTGATGGCCACCCGCAAGTCCGCCACCACCAGGGTCGTCCCGGCATCAAGAGGCTTGAAGCCGGCCGCCAATTCCAACGTCCAGGCCGAGACGCGCGTGATCCGCCCGCTGTCTTCGAAGCGCTCGGCCGACTTCACGAGCATCTCAGCGTTCAAAGGCCACTCCTCTTATCACGAAGCGGCCTCGCACTCCGCCCAAGTCGGTGTCGTCCGCGACGCTGGCCCGAACGCCATGAACGGCGAGATCCCGCGCATGCAGGCGCGCTCGCGCTGGTCGTATGCTAACGATCCATTCTTCCGGCAGGGTGTCGACCAGTTCGCAAAGAATGTGATTTCGTACGGCATCAAGCCACGTCTCAAGGACAAAGGCCTTCGAAAGCTGTGGAACACGTTCGTTCGCGAGGCCGATATCCGTAAGCGCTTTGACCTTTACGGCATGCAGAGCCGCACCGCGACGTCGCTCGGGTCCGACGGCGAATCCTTCATCCAGTTCGTGCCGGTCGATCCCGACACGACACGCTCTGGGCTCGATTTCAAGCTGAAGCAGATCGAAGCCGATCAGGTTCCGGTCAACTGGACAATGCCGACGACGGAGGACACCTTTACGATTTCCGGTGTGGAACTCGACTACAACGAGACCCCGCAGGCATACTGGGTGTGCCCTTTCCATCCGAAGGACATGTTGGGGGCTCTCGGTCAGGACTTCCTTCCGCAGCGGATCGAGGCCTCCGAAATCCTTCAGATCTTCCTCCCCGACCGACCGGGTGCCGTCCGCGGCAAGCCGATGGGCGCTCCAGCCATCAATACGACCGACAACCTGCGCATTTATGACATCGCGGAAATACGGCGCAAGCAAGGTGGCGCGATGTTCGGTGGCTTTTACAAGAGGCCGGCGAATGCCGACGAAGGATTCAACGGCACGGCTGCCAACGGCGCGCCCGTCGATTTCCAAGCCCTCGAGCCGGGTGCCTTCATCGAGGTGCCGGAAGGATACGACGTCGTCCTTTCACAGCCGCAGCAGAACGATCCGAACTATCCGCTCTTCCGGAGAGAGGGCCTATCGGCGCTGGCCGTGTGCTTCCATCTCTGCGTCGAGCAGGTGAACATGCAGTTCGACAAGTTGAACGACCGGACTTACCGAGCCGTCATGCTCGAGGTGCAGCGCGGTATCGAGAGCATCCAGTACCACGTCTTCGTCCATCAGTTCCTGCAGCCGGTCCTCGAGCGCGTGATCTCGTCGGCATATCTTCTCGGCCTCTGGTCCCCGGAGCCGGGCAAGCGCGTCGACGATTATTTCAACGTCGAGTGGATTGCTCCCGCCCGCGGCCACATCAATCCCGTTCAGGAAGTCGCTGCGTTCACGGCCGCCGTCCTCGGCGGGTTCACGAGCCGCAAGCACGTTGCGAACTCTTTCGGTCAGGACATCGAAGATATCGACGAAGACAACGCGATCGACCAAGAGCGCTCGAAGCTTCTAGGGCTGTCGTACTCCGTGTACCCGGCGCTCCAGAAGTTCATGGAGTATGCCATCCAGAAGGCGATGGAAGAGGATGCCGAGCAAGACAAACAGGCCGGTATCGACGCGAGCGGCGATGCCAGCTACGCGGACGACCCCGCCACGGATGGGTCCATCGGCAGACGGTGATGCGGGGACAGTGTGGCCGGCTTCACTCCGGCAACTACATAGTACCTCATCGACGAGATGGCGGCGAGTAGACCACCACGTGACGGTTGCAAGTCTGGTCGGTCTGTGATCTCAAAACCGGCCTGGCGCATCATCGCGACTATCGCCTTCTTCGAATGGGCGCGCCACGGCAAGCCCCAAAAGATAAGTTTCGCGACCCACTTCATTGCAAGCTCGACCCAGACCCAAAAATTTCCGCCATCCATATCTGAGATTAGGATAGTGCCGCCTGGCGCTAGCAGACGATGCGCCTTCTCGAAGGTAAATCTGATTTCCTTCTTTCCCATGTACATCAGCGTGCCGAACGACATGATGAGGTTGTAGCGATCAGATTCCGGAACCGCTCCCATGTTCCGCCGGTAGATCCGTTTCTTGCCCTTTTTATTGACCAGCCTAATTCGCTGTTCGAGATCATGGGGCGCCGTCGCTGGCAGATATCGAATGAATCCCAGCATCGTGCCGCCGACGTCCAACGTCATCGAGTCCGTCTTGGTCATAAATTCCGAGACGATCTTGTCCACTTTTTCCGGGTCTGACGATGGAGAGTTTGTGTTCCACACCGGCCACGATGCACGATCAGACCACCAGTTTGACATACTCACGCTCCTTGATTTCTCAGGGTTCTGTAGCGCGGTCTTATCAATGACCCGTTAAGTAGGTTATTAAGGTTCGTCAAACCGATCTCCTCGGCAAATTGGCACCCCAAGCCTGTGTTAGCAGGGGTACCTATTTTTTCGCCCGTTCGCTCTCGAATCTTGCAGAGACCCAGGTGATGCTCGTCTTCGATATCAAGTCCGAGACGAGACCGCATGCCGACTGCACCCCGACAGAAGCCCACCGAGAAGCGCGCCGAGCGGCCGTTCTCCGCGCGCGCATTTGTCGGTTCCCCAACATCCATTGACGTCGATAGCCGCAGCTTCGACGTCGTGATCGCGACCGAGACCCCGGTCCGAACGTATGTCCCGAACCCTAGGATCACGAACCCAGAGGTCGACGACTGCAGCGACATTCTCGTCGATGAAGTCCTTATCGCCTCTGGCCTCGACATGAGCCGCGCGCCGCGCATGCCGTTCATCGACTGCCACGACACCTGGACCAGCATCGATAAAATCCTTGGCAAGGTCGATGCAATTCGTGTTGAAGGTCAGGCCGTCGTGGGTCGAGTTACCCTGACCCGCAAACGGGCTGATCTCCTCGCCGACATTGCGGACGGCTTCTACGGGCAGATCTCCGCCGGCTTCAATTACGACGTCCGTACCGACGCCGAAATCGTCGAGCGCGAGGGTGACGTGCCGCTTCTCATCGTGAAGCGATGGTGCCTCACCGAGGCCTCGGCCGTCCCTGTCGGAGCCGATCCCAACGCTTTCATCCGCAGCCTCTACGGCTCCCCCCATCATCAGGAGAATCCCATGGCCAAGGCCAGCAACACCAGCAGCCGCAAGCGTGCCGACGAAGGCGCGGCTTCATCCAATCCGGATATCGACGCCGTCGTAGCTAAGGCGGAGGACGCCGTGACGGCCGCCGAAGCCGCCATCGCCGCTCTCGACGATGCCGTCTCCGCGGCGGGCGACGATGTTCCGGACGATGTTATGGAGCGTGCTGCCTCGATCCGCAGCCGTTTCCGCGCAGCCGACGACGAGGTCGACGGCGACGATCCGGCGAAGAAGGACGACGAAACCGACGGCGAGCGCGCTGACGGCGACGACCACGAAATGACTGCCGAAGAGAAGAAGGACGTCGACGAGGTGCGTGCGATCGCGCGCTCCTACGGCTCCTCCGCGGTCAAGCTGGTCGATGATCTCGCCAAGCTGGGCAGCCGTGCCCACGCGATCAAGGTTGTAGTCCGCAAGCACATCGCCGGCGTAGCAGGCGTTGCCGAGGCAGTAAGATCGTCCGTTAAGCCACAGCAGAGATCCGCTCCCGCACCCGAGCTGACCGAGTTCCAGCGCAACCAGAAGCGCTTCGACAAGCTTAACAAGCCGGCCGCGAAGTAATCACACCGAATTCAGGAGAGCCCATATGGCCAGAGTTTATCAGCACCAGCAGGACCAGCTTCACGTCAAGTCGAAGGCGTCCGGCGACCGATCCATCGAAGTCGTCACCCTCAAGCAGTCCGCAACCGTCTACGGCGCAGGCACCGTCGTCGTCGCCGAATACGCGGCTGATGTCGCGACCGGACTCTACGTCGATCCGGCCGCTACAGGCATCGACATTTCCGCCTACGAGACCGTGAAGGCGGCAATCCTCAACGACCGCGTCGACGCCTCGGAAGCCAACCACGCTGCCGTCGCCATCGTCCGCGATGCCGAAGTCTACGGTTCGCTCACCTCCCTCGACAAGCTCGCCGGAGCCGAACTTACCGCCGTCACCGCAGCTCTCGCCGACGCGCACGTCGTCAACCGCTAATCCGGAGAAAACACATGTCCTTCCAGATCGCCGATGTCTTCAAGAATGACATCTTCACCGTCCGCTCGATGATGGACTTCATCGACGAGCGGCCGTACGTCCCCGAGCAGCTCAGCAAATGGCTCCCGTGGAACTCGGCCGGCGAGCTGTCGCACCTGACCTCGATCGAGTTCAGGAACGGTACGCTCGACATCATCCCGGAAGCGGAGCGCGGCGCCCCCGGCTACCGTGGCAGCGATCCGACGCGGTTCGCGATTCCGGTCGAAATCCCGCACTATCCGCAGGAGAAGTCGCTCTTGGCAGAGTCCGTCCGCGGCGTTCGTGCATTCGGATCTGAGCTCGTCGAGGTTTTCGAGACCAAGCGCAACGAGATCCTGACCGAATTCAACGTGGCCAACCGCCTGACCTGGGAGCGTGGTCGCGCTGCCGCGATCACCGGCATCCTGTACCGAGCGGACATGGTAACCCCGCTCATTAACTGGTTCGACAGGACCGGAATGACTCAGTCAACTTACGAGATCAACTTCGACGACCCGAACACGGAAGTCATCGAAGAACTTACGGATGCCAAGGGTCTCTCTGAAGACAACCAAGGCGATGCTTCCGCGAGCGGCTACATGCTGATCGCCGGCCGCAACATCCAGAAGAAGATCAAGACGCATCCGTCGGTCAAGACCGGCTACGAGCGTTGGAACGCCGGCGGCCTTTTCCGCGAGGACGTCCGCGATGGCTTCCCGATCTCGACCGACATCAACGTCGTGACCTACACCCGCGGCAAGATCAACGGCAACTTCCTGATCCATCCAGACGAAGCCTACCTCTGCCCGCTCATCAACGGCATGTACCAGACCCGCTTTGCGCCGGGTACGGGCATCCAGACCCTCGGTCAGCTCGGCCAGCCGGAATACGTATCGCCGAAGATCCTCGACCACGACGAAGGCGTCGAGCTGAAGGCTCAGACGAACCCGCTGTCCTACGTCAGGAACCTCAAGTCCATCGTCAAGATCACCGCGAAGTAACCTCGCTTCGCGGCGACAGCCCGGCCGGGCGTCCTCCTCCTTCATCCGGCCGGGCATCCTTTCCTTTTCCAAAGCGAGACCGCCCTCTCATGGCAAACACGATTCCGACCGCCGTCTCGGCACTGGGCGACGCTTTCGAGGCCATGCTGCTCGATACCGAGCGGGTCACGAAGGTCTCCGTGACATCGACAACGCAGGATGTCGTCCATGAGCTGCGTGGCGACACCACCCTTGTCGTGCTGAACGTCGGCAACAGCTCGGCGGGAGTGCTGGTCTGCCGGCTCGAAGGAGCTTTCGACGGCGCCCGAGACTGGCTTCTCCAGCCTGGACAGCACCCACTCAACGTCCCCGGCGGCATCCGCAAGCTGCGCTTCCGTGCGCTTGCGGATGAGACGGAAACGACCGTCCGCATTCAGGAGAACTGACAGCCATGATGGTTCCCAATCTGACATCTACCGGAACCGGAACGGTCACTCCCGGTCCGCGCGGTTACTCCGCCTACCAAATCGCACAGCAGGAAGGTTTCACAGGTAGTGCTGCCGATTGGGTGGCCTCACTCGAAGGTGACAACGGAGAGTCCGTTTACGAGATCGCTCAGCGTAACGGCTTTACCGGAACCGAGGCGGAGTTCATCACATCTCTGGCGGGAGAGCCGGGGCAAAGCGTGGAGCTTCGCAAGACTGAAACGTCGATCCAGTCCCGCCAGGTGCCGGATGGTGCGTGGGCGGATCTTGTCCAGCTTGCCGACCTGAAAGGTGAGCCTGGCATTCCGGGCGGCGGCGGTGAGCCGTACGACGATACCGTAATCGTGCAGCGTGTTGAGGCCGTGGAAACGGCTGTCGCGTCGAAAGCAGCAGACTCAGACTTAGACACGCAGACGGCCCGTATCGACGGCATCGTCGGCACGGACGGTCAGGGTGGGCGTCTTAAAACTGTCGAGCAGGACGTCGCTAACTCGCCCCGATACGACTTTGAAGGGTCGATCTCCGCTCACTACGTCTATGCGGGCATCATGTCCGACGATGGCAGCGGGAACTACGTTTCGAACGGCGGCGGCATCATTATCGGCGGCGCGACGGGAGTCAGGTACCGACACGAAGGGTTCTATGCGCACAACGACGAGGGCAGCATCGCCAGCTACCCGCAAGTCGCAAACCGGGCCAACAGACTGGCTCTCTGCCCGTCCGGAGATCCTCAGAACATCGTGGGTGAAGACACTGCAAGCTTAGCGCTGCAGCACCTCAACGGTAGTTACGAGCAGCGTTTTGTTCTGGTGTCGAAAAAGGCCGGGGAGTACCGCATCGCCTCCGTAGCGACGGGTGTCGGAACCAATTTTCCGATCACCGTAGCGCCGGGCAACTACAGGACTACTCGTTTTGAGGTCAACGGAACTACGACGTTTACCGCGGAACCGATCAACGGAGGGGCTGTTCAGAACACCGTCGTGTCGGTAAAGAATCCGGCAGCGACGCAATACATGCGGCTCTTCGGCCGGACGAATGGGCAGTTCGGGATCGAATATGTTTCGGGATCGGGAAATCTTGACTACAGGTTCAATCAGGTCGGCCTCGCTTTGGGCGGCATCGATGCCACACGTCGGTTCACAGCTCAGATCACGGAGCAATCCGTTGGAGCTTTCTTCGCGTCGTGCACCTCACTGAGCTATACCGGTCTTGCGGCCCAGATCGACGTCGCACGCACCGCCGGCACGGACTTCTCGTTCTTCTTCGCACGGTCGAATTCTCTTGCTACGCCAGACATTGAATTCAACCTCCGCGGCGACGGATCGGGTTTCGCAGACGGCGCGTGGAACGCGAACGGGGCGGACTACTGCGAGTATTTTGAATGGTTTGATGGAAATCAGACCGCTGAAGACAGGGTCGGTCGCAGCGTCGTCCTGGTCGGCGACAAGATCCGCCTCGCCCTCGATGGGGAAGAGCCATTCGGCGTGATTTCGGCGCTGCCATCGGTGGTCGGAAATGCCGCGTGGAATAGCTGGACGGGCAAGTATCGGACGGATGATTTCGGGCGCGTCGTGAAGGACTCGGACGGGAACCCGATCCTAAACCCGGATTTCGATCCGGCGCTCGAATACAAGCCTCGTGAAGACCGTCCGGAATGGTCGCCAGTAGGACTCACGGGTCGGCTGCGTCTCTATAAGGGGCAACCGACCGGATCGAGATGGATCAGACTCACTGACGTGAGCGACGCTGTCGAAGAATGGCTTGTGCGATGACTGCCCGAGTCTTCCGCTCCGCACTCCGCGTCATGCATCGGACGTTCTCCGAGCAACAGTCCGCCGCCTGGATTCGGTCTGGGGAAGGCGGCGCGCTCGCCGTCGATCCTGTTCGAGTGACGTTCACGGCCAGAGGTGTTGAGGTCGACGTCGATGGCATCAAGGTGTCTACGGGCAAGCCGCAAGCATCGGTACTCTTGTCAGACGCACTCGCTATTGAACCTCTGCGTGCGGTTGGGAAAGAGGAAGAAATCTTCCGAAATGATGGCCGCGATAAACTCGTGATCGACGGCAGGACGTACGGCATCGAATCTTGCAAAGGCAACGGTTACGGTTCCCTTCATCTAGATCTGATCGGGTAATCGAAATCGAATGCCGCACGTCCGCACACAGCTCAGAAATGCCGTCAAGACGCGACTGTCGACGGTGTCATCATTGAAGGGCGCCCACAACATCACTCGCCTCGAACGCGGGTTTCAGGCCGACAACTTCCCGGTCGCTCTTATCGCGATCTCCGAGAGCGGGGCCACCCAGCCGGGCAGTTTTGAAGGCAGCAAACCTGTGACCCGTAGCTATCAGATCGCCATCGAGGTCGCCGTTCAGGAGGAGATGGCAGATCCAGAAGATGCCCTCGATGCCGTCTGTCTCGACATCGAGAAAGCGATGACGTCATCGGAGTTTGGAATCGGAGCAGTCCAAAACTGGCGCTACCTCGAAACCTCTCCCGTCCATGACAGACCGACGGCATCGGGCTCATTGATCGCGCAGACAATCATCTACTCCGGCGAAATCCAAACTCTGGATTCCGAACCCGACCGCAACCTTCACTGTTGATTTTTGGGAGAACAAAATGGCAACCTCACTACCGATCGTACCGCTCGTCGCCAAGCAGAGGCTCATGGGCGCGATCTCCCTCTTCAGGCCTGAGGGTTCGCAGCGCTGGTTGAAGATCGGCCCGACCGACACGGCCGAATTCAATCCATCTCCGGAGACGGTCGATTCTAAGTCGGCGGAAACGGGCCTGAATAAGCTGGTTCGCAAGTTCACCACGGGCGCGACGGCAACCTTGAATCTAAGCGGCGTCCAGATGTGGACTGAGTTCCTGTACCAAGTTCTCTACCTGTCGCAGAAAAAGTACATCACCCAAGCCGCTGTCACGAGCGCTACCATCGAACTGACCGACGTAGTCGACGGATTTGTTTTTGATATTCCGGTTCGCAACGCGACGATCACCTCGATTACCAACGGCGACGAAGTGGCCCCCGTCGAGCTGGTCAACCAGATCGATTATATTTTCTCGCCTGAGACGCGCTTCGGCGAGATCAAGAAGCTGCCGGCCGGCTTCGGCACCACCGCGACAATCACCTACTCCGCACCTGCAATTACCGAAGCGCAGGGCTTACTCGATCTCGACATTATGTCGGTTGGCGGCATCCGTGGTGAGTACATGTGCATCGGTATGATCGCAGCCGGAAACGGCGACCCGATCAGCATGTATCTGCCGAGCGTCGAGTTCCGCCCGAACGGCGCGTCTGCCATTGGCGACGCCGCCAATCTGAATACGGGCACCATTCAAGCCGATGTCTATCAGGATGCGACAGGCAGCTACGGCCGTCTCGAAGCTCGCAGGAAGATCGTCGAAGCCTAAAAAATCCGGGGCGGCTTCTGCCGCTCCTTTCGAATGCACGCAATAGGAGGACAACCGCATGCTGCCTGAAGAAGTCGATATCCTTAGCCCCGAAGACCTTCTGTCGAAGGTCAAAAGGACGAAAACGACCGTGACGATCTGCGGCAAGAGAACTGAGGTGCAGGCACCAACGCTCAATGAGCTGTGTGACCTCGTTGGGCGTCACGAGGAGATCCTCACGATCGTCGACGGTATCCAGTCTTCGGAAGAAGACCCGGATCAAGACCTGATTATCTACCTGTTGCGCAAAACTCCGAGGGCACTCGCAGCATTCTCTGCATGCGCGCTGGGGCGAGCGGGAAAGCCCGAAATCGAAGAGGGGATTCTCTCGAGCCCAGACGAACTCCAGTACGAGCTAGCCCTCGCGGGCATCGCAGCGCTTTATCATGAGCACGGGACGGTGGCTGGCCTTTTTACGAGGGTCCTGGGTCGGATGCAGGATCTGGGCCTGGGACCGCTGTCCAATCTGCTGTCGAAGATCTTGGTTTCGAGTTCGAAGAGATTGCCGTCCCCGACACCGTCCAGATCCAAAAACAAACCCCGAAGCGGATCTGGACCAAAGGCGGCCTGAGACTCGATGGCGGTTTCATCAAGCTCATGAAACTCGCTGTGGAATACGAGGTCCGCACCGGTCGCTCCCCATGGGACATGACGATCGGCCAGCTTCTGTTCCGCCTGAAGCTGGTTGATCAGCAGGACAAGGCTCAGACGCAGCGTATGGCCATGGCAGTCGCTGTTGCCATGAGCGGCAATAAAGAGGCCTGGGCGGCCTTGGAGTAGACAATGGCAGGCATGACGCCGGAGATTAGAACGCGTTTTACCCTCGACGGCATGCAGCAGTCGGTCGGGAAGCTCCGCCTTTTCGGGCGTGCCGTATTGCAGCAGTTCGACACCGTTCGTAGGAAGACCGCCGAAACTTTCGAACCTTTCGCCGCCGGCGTGAAGGCTGCCGAGGACAGGGTCAAGCGCCTCGGCAAGGAAACCGCCCGAGTGGGTGCCCAAACGGCATTCAAAGGAATTCGGCTCGGCGCACTGGCTTCCTTGGCGAGCGTTACAGCCCTTGGACTGAAGATGGCTGCCGTCGGCGCAGCCGCAATTAAGTCGAGCAAAGATGCGGCCGAAAGCCTGAATGAAATCGCCATTCAGGCCAAACGGATTTCAGCCACGCCTGAGGAAATCTCGGTGCTGCGGTTCGCCGCCGAGCGCAATGGGACGGATCTCGATGAGATCGTCACTCAGATCGCTACGATCAGCAGCGAGTTCCTCACTGTGCGCGAAACTATCGGAAAGGCGGACGAAGCATACCAGCAATTCCTCGGGAACACTGCTCGTCGTGTCGCGATCATGTCCAGGCAGGGTGACCGACAGGGCGTCGTCGACGCGATCACGGGATTCGATGAAGCCGCGCTTGAGCAACGCAAAAACTCGCTGATGGCTATCGAGCAGCGCCTTGCCGAAATCGACGGGCTCACGAACCGGATCTTTGCCTCAAGCGATCAAAGATCGGGCCTGCAGGGGTACATCGCAAACGAAAAGCTGAATCGAGAGCGCGCAGAACTGATCGCCGCTCGTGACCAACTCCAAAACGGAGTGGGTCCGCAGGGACAGGCGCTTTTCACATTGCAAGACTATGGTCTCGATGTAGAGCGTGCGTCGCGCGGCGGCGTGGATTCCTTGTACGCGATCAGCGAGGCCTTCCAAAGGATCTCGGACCCAAGCGAGCGGGCGCGCGTCGCTATGCGATTGTTTGGCGAGGACGCGGGTGTAAAGCTCGTGCCGTTGCTTGCCGGCGGAAAAACGGCAATCGATGGCTACAGGCGTGAGCTCGAACGGCTCGGCGGGGTGACCACGTCTGACGATATCGTTGTCGGCGATGCGTTCAAGAAGTCTTCACAGAATTTGCAGACAGCAATCGGTGGGGTGAAGCTCGAGATCGGTCGGCAACTCATGCCGCTCCTGACTGACACGAACAACCAAGTCACCGAATGGCTTGTACGCTCGCGCGGCGCTATCGCGTCCTACGTGAAAACCGCCTTCGTTTCCCTGCGCACCTTTGTTCAGGATATCCTCTCGATCCTTCGCGGCGACACATCTCAGATCCAGACGAAATGGCTCGACACCCTCGTCAAGAAATCCGCGCTCCTGCGCGAGGTCTGGCTCGACGTCAAGCTACAGATCATAAAGCTGATTTCCGGGCAGGATTCCGACTACAAGTGGTTGAACACAATCCGGGACCATCTGCTCGTGATCAAGGCGTTCGCTCTCGACACTTGGGTGGTCATTTCGGGGGGTAGTGCGAAGGAATTCCCCCTCCTCAACACGCTACGTGATCAGGTCGTTGCATTCGGCAGGAAACTGTCCGACGCCTGGGACCTCTTCAAGGGGTTTCTTTCCGAAATCCGAGACTTCGCTAAGCCTGTCCTTGATTTCTTTGGCATAGACCCGACCACATTCGCCCTCTTCCTCGGGATCGCACGACTAACCGGCGTCCTCGGGGGCGTCATGACTGCAGTCAAGTTGCTTGGCGGGGCGTTCACCGGGCTTTTCTCTCTTGGCAGCGGAGCATTGGCCGCTGGTGCCGGGGTCGCTAGCGCGGGAGCCGCGCTCGGCGGAGCAGCCGCTACCGCGGGTGGGTTCACAGCGAGCTTGATCGGGATCCAAACCGCACTTGGCGGCATTGCACGAGCGGCTGGCGTCATGGGCGCCGCTCTCGTTGGTGGATTCGCGCTCGGACAGAAAGCCGGAGAAGCTTTCTACAACGCGACCGGCAACCAGGCCGCGTACGACAAGCTCATCGACGCACAGACGGCGCTCATAAGGGCGCGCGACAACAACTACCTGAACATGAGACTGAACCGCAGAGAGGAGCGTGACTACGGAACGATGCGCGCGATCTACGGCCGCGATGGTCAGGACTATTCCTGGCTGAAAACGTCGGCTGAAAGCACGGTAGCTACGCTGCAGAAAATGGATCAGTTGATTTGGGGTAAACCGCACTACGTCGGTGCAGACGCCGAAGCTCAATACCGTGCCGAGCGGCCCTGGGCATTCCGGAAGGAGCGGCAAGAGGTGGCGAAGCACGTCCAGGTCGACCTGAACGTGGGAGGGCTGCAGTTCCCAGTTTTCACAGATGACAGCACAGCCGATGGTCTGACCAGAACGCTCGAATCCTTTAATCGCAGGTGATGCATGGTTTATCCGGGAACCCTCTCAAAGCTCATTTGCGCCGATCTCGCCCTTGGATGGCAAAGCGGCGCCGACTTGAGTTTTACGATGCGTCCAATCGCGGGTGCCGGTCAGATCGAGCGGACGTGGAATGGTAGGTTTGTAGACCTCGGCTCTGACGAATTTAAGCTCTACTCGATTCGGATATCGTCCGGCCGCTCAGAGCACAGGCTACCTGCGCTCGGGCGACTGTGGCCGGGGGCAGTCTTCAGCATTGTGCCCCCGTTGCCACTCGGCGACGTCATCCCAACCGGGGCAACGTCAAGAACACTCGGACGACGTCCTCACGCTTCGTCGGTGCGTTGTCTGACGCTAGAGTTTACTGACGTGCCGTTCACTCTAGTAGGAGACGTCGTATCGCTCGCAGCGCCTGCCACCGAGCCGGTGCGCGTCTATTACCAGCCTGAAATGGAGGTCGTTCTTACTGAACCCTGGGAGGCCACGCTGCGTGAGCAGGATGCTGAGGTTTCCTGGTCGTTGACATGTGAAGAGGTGGGAGGAGTAGACTGATGCCGAGATATTTGCTGCCTCTCGCAAGCTGGGATGCCGAGCTGCCGTCGAAACCGTGGACAAACCGGTTGAAGATTTTCGCCGCGACAGTCTCTGAAATCGAGGATAGCGACATCATAACCCCTGTTTTTAAGGTGACCGTTCAAAATCCAGGCATCGGAGGAATAGTAGCAGGCAGTTCCCGCTACTATTGCCTCGTAGACGATGACATTGAGATATGCCGCGGCAAGATGCTGTCGTTGCCGTCTACATTGGGTGGTGCCAAGATCGAGTTGGAATTCCATTGCAAGCCACCTAACTCCGATGGGTTGCTTGAGGCAGCAGCGGACGCGCTTCGTCTTGGTGAAGTCGACTACGACCCTAACGCCCCTGCTGCCGACCGTGAAGCTGCGGAAGCTTACGACCCCCTATTCGTGCCGCGCGATCCTGACGATCCTGCATCCGCGCTCGCGGGCAGACCGGAGATCTGGCGATGGGATCGTAAAACGCTGGCTATTACACGGACACACGTCACGGACGGATCCGTTACGCACGACCTTGGTCGGAACGGTTTAGTGGGCAAGTCCTTGAGCGATGGCCCCAGCCTTCGTCTGACACAACCTCCCAAGGCGATCACGAAATCCCGACTAACCGCGAGTTGGACCCAAGAAGCCAAGGGCCGGCAGTCTGTTGCCATCAACGGCAACATAACAACGTTCTCGTGGCAGGATTTCATCCAAGCATTCCCCAGACCCGGAGATTCGATCGGAGCTAATTCCGGCTGGACCTTTGCGCTAGCATCCATCGATTCCGTGATTGATGCGCCGGTGTCTACGTTCACAATCCGCGGGGGAAAATTTGGATTGGCGTCAAACGGGAGCATCAAGTGCCGACCAAAGACGATCTCCTATACGGTTTGCCCCGCATACGATTATCGTCAGCAGCGACAAGAGTACATCGCCTTGTCGCTTCGCGCCGGAGTCCAGGACATTCTCTACGACGACGAAAGCCAGGAGAAGCCTGAGGAGCTTGAGCTCGCACCGCTCCACGTCGACAACGTTACACCCGAGTGGGTCTATGAAGACCCGGACACGCTCGAGCGTATGCATTACGCCATAGGCGACGAGGTGCTAGCGTCTGATAAAGCATGGATCTGTCTCATCCCGCATGATGCAATGGAAAACTTTGCCGTGAGAGATCCAGATACAGGTGAGACGATATGGCAGCGCAGCGACAAACGAGCCCCACTTGCGGACAACCGTAGCCCCAGATTTGCAGACACGTTCCGTGGCATCCGGGTCATCCGGCATGGTCTCCGTCGTCTTCAGCGGATCGTCCTGAAAAGGTCACGCTGCGCAGAGGTGTCCTTCGACGTCCCCTGGGCGTTGGGTCGTGACATCACCTGTGACCATTCGTGCCGTGTCGAGCATCCGCGTCTTCCCGGCGGCGAGGCTATGGGAAAAGTGACGGGTGTCACGCTGCAAATCGATGGCCCGAGGAAGACCGTCTCGGTGACTATTTCCTGTCCGGTCGGCAACGGGGCCCCTCCGCCACTAGTCGGCGTCGGTCAAGAGGAGACGGCTGGTATCGTCTACACGCTGGCGGCGCCCGGTGCGAAAGAGCCCGTCAACGCCTACGCGCTTGCGGCAAAGTCACCCCGTGTAAACGAGGTCGTGAACGGATGGGCGGCTCAAGAGAGCGCCGCAAATGTCCTCTCCGCCGCTGGGCGCGATCCGCTTCTCGCAATCGGAGAAATGCCCACTCAGCTCCGACTCGCTTGGGATCCGATTGCAGAGCAAGACGTCATCACACGACGGCTGTCTGCGATCACGCTCCCAATCTACGTGCCGCGCGGCATCAACTTAACGCCCGAGATCTGATCCATGTCTAGAGTTCCAAGTGTCCTGCCACTCACAACTTTCGTACAGAAGCAAGTCCGAAGCGCGCTCGACGGCCGCCCGAAGACAGTAACTTACGACGTACGTGGAAGATGGGATGTCGACGGTGAATTCGGCATTATCATTGGGTCGACGATCGCCGTGGACGTGTCATATTGCGTGGAAGGCACTGACGTTAACTTCACGCCGCCGACGACATGATCACGGCCACGTCCGCCTCAGGTACGCACTCCACATTTTTTTGATTGGCTCGTGCTGCAGATCGGCAATCGCCATGGCGTCGGACGTAGAGAATGACGGTTCGTATTCGACTATCCCCAACTCGGAGAAGCGCTGGCTGATGAATACGGTCGGGAGCCTAGCCGCGTGAACGAGGAGCTCGGGGTTGTTCATGGAGATGTTCGGCGGACGTATCATTCTATTCAGGCCGTTGAAGACATCGTTCGCCTTCGGCACGATTGCTAGCAGCTCACCGGCCTGGAAATCATAGTCTACTTTGCCGCGGAAGATCGATCCGTTGGGGCTGACCACCACCATCTCCAACATCGCGTAATACTCAGCCAGTGTCCCCCAGTCTGAACTGCTGAGGGAGCCACCGCTGGGATGGTTATGAAGCAATCGCACCTTCCGGCCACCGTCAATAAGAGCGGCGATCTTCGGCGACAACGGGCCCCCATTTGCTGGGTGGAACGTCACGTCGAGTACTGTTTCGCCATCTTCCGAGAAATAGACGTGGGCCTCGCAATCGCTAAGACCACGGATGTGGTCAAGGGTAAGGATGCCTCGAATCTTGCAGGGTCGTCGTGTCTGCTCATAGCAGATTGCATCCTGCCGCGAGCACACCTTTTATGACATCAGAACTCCCTTCGTCCGAGATCCTTGAGCTGATCCGAGGACAGGCCCGCCTCGAGACGAAAATCGACACCTTCTTTTCCGCGCAGACGGCGCTGAAAGACGAGGTCAACGCCGTCAAGGCGGACGTCGGCTCCGTAAAGTCCGATATTGCTGAGATCAAAACGCAGCGGAAAGTCACGATGTCCTATCTCGCCGGCGTAATCGCGGCCGCCGGCGGAGTTTCTTGGCTGGTCGGTCAGATTGCCGCGCCGATTATGAAGAAATTTCTCGGCGTTTAGCCGATGTCATCAGTTGACTTGTCAACACAGTTGTCGATACGCATTGAAAATCAATGGGTTGACGACTTGCGAAGAAGCGGGTCGACGACAACAGTCTCCGTCAGAGCCCCACCAAAAAACAAACCGGGGCCAACTGGGAGAATACATGACCACGACGTTTGAACTGCACTCGGAATCCGTGCGGAAGTATCGAGCAGAAGGCCGCTCCTTCGCCAAGATTGCCGCCGCACTCGGCATCAGTTGCACCCAGACAAAGCGAATCGTCGCTCGCATCCTCGAAGAGACGCCCGCTCCAGAGGTGGAGTCTCCGAAACCCCTCAAGAAATTCCCAAAGCTGACAGAAGACGATATCCGGGAACGCATCGCGACCGATGAGCTTGTCGTCCCATTCAGCAACTGGCTCGGAGACGGCTGGGTTCGTGAAGCTGGCGAGCCACAGGAAATCTACGAGACCGACCAGGATGGTGAGCAGCAGCTCGTAGGTATGAAGATTGACCCCGGCGTGCTCTGGCCGGACGATTGGAATGGGCCGAAGACAGTTGACGACGTTTGGATCCACCCGAACGTACCGGCGCCTCGGCGCAGCGTGAAGCACGGCACCATCGTCACGATGCACCAAGCTTTGACGCCCGCGCATGGACCCTTCGTGGTCAACCTCCATGCTCTTGCGAAGGCTCTCGGTGGCTACGACATCAAGATCGGCGGAGCGACATACGGAAAAAATCTCTTCGTCGAGAAGCGGCGCAGGGATCTTCTCGAGATTGCGCCCTGGTCGAGCATGATCTCTCACCTTGTGTCGCGCAGTCGCATCGATCTCGGGCCGAACGTGCAGGCGTGTTTCGAGATGAACATGAGGCCGACAAAGGCCAATCCTCTCACCGGGATGAACACCTACATCCGTGGCAAGACGTCGATCTTCGCTCATCCAAAGCGTGCCGTCGTATCGGTTCCCCGTCCTCGGTTCCACGGTCCTGTTACGATGTGGACCACCGGTGCGTGCACGGTCCCGAATTACATCGAACAAGAAGCCGGGCTGAAAGGGCTGCAGCGGCACACTATCGGCGCCGTCATCGTTGAAGTCGACACCGAGGATCGCGTCTTCATCCGGAACATCGACGCGGAACCGGAGACTGGAAACATCCGCGACCTCGATCTCGTCGTTTCGTACGGAAACGTTTACACGATCGATGATGCCATCCGCGTGTCCGACGGCGATGTCGACCGACCCTTCCTTGGCATTCCTTGCACCCATCGTGCAGGCATTTATCCACCCTACGCTCGGGCGATGTGGGGCTACGGTGGTAACCCCGAGGGCGACCGTCCGCTCATCGACCTAGTCCGCGCGAAGGGCCAGGCGTTCAACGACTTGTTCGACGGTCAAGCAATCAATCATCACGAGGATCGCAATCCTATCGCTATGTATCATCGACATGCGCAGCGGCGGCAATTCGTTGAACCGGAGATCGACCAAGCCGCCAACTTCCTGACCGAGACGTCTCGCCCCTGGTGCAAGTCCTACATCGTCTATTCCAACCACGACGACTTCCTAGCCAGGTGGCTTCAACGGCCGTCGACCGAGGTATCCGTCGAGAATTCCAAGCTGTGGCACCTCGCGAACTACGAGTGGCGGGCTGCCATCGATCGCGGTGGACGGTTCGATATTTTCGACTGGTTGATCCGCCGTTCGAATCCCTCGGCCGACTTCGAGCTCGTGAATGCAGACAAGCCGCTCGAAGTCTACGGCACCTACTACAACTTCCACGGCGATGTCGGCGCGAATGGAGCACGTGGCTCCACAGCCGGGCTGGCAAAGCTCGGGATCAAGATCTCCAAGGCGCACGATCATGGCCTCGGATGGACCGACGACTGCATTTCCATGGGAAACCTGATCCACAGCGCGCCCTACGCCAAGGGCCCAACAGGATGGGTCGGTGCATGGCATCTTGGCCATTCAGACGGCAACCGCCAGGTAGGGCTTCTCGTCGGCGACAAGTACCGCGCTTAATCGGATCCCGCAGGCTGCTCCGCCTTTCTCGCGTTCCAGGTATCGACGAGGAAGGTGGCCATCGTGCCCGAGAGATTTACAGCGAGCTGTGCGTGCCGCGGAGCCGGACGCACCCGCCGCGGGCCGCGACTATGCGCATCCGATATCCGGTTGCGCAGCGACCCCAGGGACTCTACGACCGACTGGCAACTGCCAAGGATTTGCTTGAATACAGTCTCGGTGTGGTCGTCCGGTGCTAGCTTCAGTATCTTCGCCAGCTTCTTGTAGAGAACGGGGAGATCGTCTTTCTCTTCGTATTCCTCGCCGGCTTCAACGATGATCCACTTACAGACGTCTTCCAACAACGTCCTTGCGAGCGTGATCGCTCCTTCCGGATTTGTGTCACGGCGGTCAAGTGCTTGCGTCCACCTAGCGTGGATCGTGTCGGCATCGTATGCGGCAAGCGCCTCTGAGATGGCAGCGTCGGCGGGGCTTCCTACCACGGCCGCTTGCACTTGATAGACTGGGCTGCCGGACATTCGTCTCACGATGGTCAACCGGTAGCCGTCGTGTCGCAGGTGATCAGAGATAGCTGCGGCCAGTTCAGCTTGTCCTTCCGCAGACTGGGCCAGCGGACTCGTCACTTCCTCGAGAAAACGAAAGAACTGTCGCTGCGAGCACGTGAGCGTGCCCACTTTTTCTAAGATCTCCCTGTTGCTCCAATCATCGTTGCGCACCGTCGCTTGGATCAGATCGTCTTCCAGCGTCCTACCCGTATCGTACTCCGAAAAAATCGACTGCATCTGGTAGATCGGCCAGACTCGCCGCAGGAAGTCCATGTGATCGTCCTCGGTACTGATCGGCCGATTATCGAACAGCGCAACGATCCGTTTCCGGGTGAGTTCGGAAACAGTCGCTCGACCGCACTCCTCCATTTTCGACTTGGCATCCAGAAGAGAGTAACTGTCGACCTCCTCCAGAAGTCGGGTCGCTAGTGGAATGAGGTCAGCAGCAGATTTCTCCAGGAGACGTCGTTCAGCGTATTTGAATTTGGACTTGAACGACTCCTCACGGTCGCCTTCGCGAAGACCCAGCCGGGCACAAAGATTAGGCACTTCATTGGCCGAGAAGTCAGAAATTACCGATGCAAGCTCTGATCGGAGCGCCCTAACGAGGCCCACAGGATACGATTCTGAAGAGGACTGCTGCACTCCGATTCGTTCTCCGTCGAAACTGAACCAGTCATAATCCTGATCATGCCTTCCGCCAACCGGCGTTTCCCTTACGCAACGTAATGTTAGAACATAGCATTACGTCAAGCTTTCCGGAGAGCGCGCATGGCAGCCAGATACATCCCTCAGAAATTCAAATGTGCGACAGCTCACGAGATCGAACAAGCTCTCGGAACGGCGGCCCTCGCGCGGATCAAGCAACTGGGATTGCAGGCGCAAGAAATCGCCGAGACCTACCCGACAATCAGGCTTGGACATCTCCGCAAGCTCGAGAATGGTGAACAGCTCGGCTTTCGGATGACGGCCGCGCTGCTGGAGGCGACAGGCCTCCAGGTCGAGTTCGCGGTGACCGCATGAAGGCCACATATGCGCGCGCCATGAAACAGATCCGCTTGTTTGAAGGCGGCTACGTAAACCATCGACGCGATCCGGGAGGAGCTACAAATTTCGGCGTCACGCAGGCCGTCTATGACGAGTATCGCTCCTCCAAAAGGATGCCGAAACAGACCATCCGCCTGATCACCGAAACCGAAGTCAACGATATCTATCTTACTAAGTACGCTGACAAGATCCGGTACGACGAACTTCCCGCCGGCATCGATTTCGCGACGCTGGACGGAGCCGTAAACAGCGGCGTCTCCCGCGGAGCGAAGTGGCTCCAGACGGCCCTCGGAATATCCGCCGACGGCGTTGTAGGGGTGAAAACCGTTGCAGCAGCCACGGCAGCCGACGCTCTGGAGACCATCAAGACCCTTTATGCCAGGCGCACCGGGTTCCTCCGGGGCCTGTCGACTTTCTCCACATTTGGAAAGGGGTGGCTCTTGCGCTGCGCCACGGGCGAGGCAGTCGCCACGAGGCTGCAGTTGGAGCATCGCGGGATCTCTGCGAAATCTCTGCCTATTGCGCTTCAGACCGAAGCCGACAACGCAGCCGCCAGCAACAGCTCGGCGTCGTCGGCCGCAAAAGGAATTGGCGCAGGCGCCGCGGGATCCACGACAGCAACGGCGGCCGAGTGGTCGAATCTTGCAGGGCTCGAGAGCATCCTTCTCGTAGGGGCCACCATCGGACTTGTCGTGCTGGCCGCCTATCTGATCCACCGCAGCCGCGTCCACAGGGAGCGCGCCGCTGCCTACGCCGCGGTTGCGGCAGGAGCCTTCGCATGAATGCTATCTATGGAGCGATGGTCACTATCCTCGCCATCTTCGTTCGGCACGGGTTGACCTTCATCGGCGGAGGCATCGTCTTCGAATCCATGACTGATGCCGCGGTGACCGATTTCGCCACTCAGCTCGCGGGTGTGCTGGTCACAGCCGCAGGTCTCACCTGGTCGATCTATCAAAAGCACCGCACGGATACGCTGCAAAGGCAAACCAAAGGCGGGCGGGCATAATGCTTTCCATCTTCCTCGGGTGGGTGTCATCGAGCTTCGCCAACCCTTCAGCCAAGTGGGCTGCCATCGTGGCTGCAGCAGCGACGATCTACTGGCGGATCTACGATTCCGGACGCTCGGCCGAGCGGGTCGCTGGAGCCGCGCGAGACGCCGCCGCGACGAAGAAAAGGGGTACGATCGATGATCAGGTCTCTCGCATGCCTGACGCTGCTGTGCGCGATCAACTTCGCAAGTGGGTGCGCGACGAGAACGGGTAATTGGTGCGTCGCCAACCGACCCATCCGGCCGACTGCCGCAGACGTCGAGACGATGTCGTCTGGGACAGCGCGCGCAATCTTGAAGCACAACGAGATGGGTGCTGAATCGTGCGGTTGGAAGCGCTGAACTCAGAACGCTCCACAGTTATGTCCGAATGCCGCCCACCCCACCCAGCACGTCGCCGTCTTCATCACGCTACTTCTTTCGAGGCTGTCTCGACCGCATCAAGAAGCGCAGGTGTCACACTCACACGCCAGGGCGCATACTCGCTACCGATCTGTCCGATGACGTGTTCGCAGTATCCGTGAGCCGAAGCGGCGCCGCGGACGAAGTCACGTCTCCCAGCGGCGGACAGCGCATAGACAGCCCGACGCCAACGGGAGCGGGTCAGGAAACGTTCTGTACCGATAAGCGCCCGTGCTTCGTCCAAATCGATTTCGTTGATGTAGCCGCCATGTAGTTCCGCTAATTCGACTGCGCGCGGAAGGAAGCTTATCCTGCCTTTCGACAAGTGGTTTGCTCCCGTCGGCGTGTAGTATCTCGGAGCAATTGCGTCGGTGCCTATGACGGCCTCAGCTCGGATCCACTCGCCGGTGGCACGATCCGCAAAGTCCCAGTGCAACCGGACGGCCTCGTCGCGAAGACGTTGCAGATCTTCGGGAGGGACAAGCCGGTGCTGAGGACTGGGTGGCATGGTGCCGTATTGCTTGAGCGTTTGCATGCTCTTGAGGAGCATGCCCGCCCGCCGCTTGGGAAGACAGCCGGCGTTTGTCAGTGTCGCGGATACCTCCCGATAGTGCTCAACGATTTCCTCGGCGGTGAGGTGGTGCTTCAGCATTCTCCGGCGCTCCTCCTTCTTCGGCTATCGCGACCCTCCGCGGAGGGTTTCGCCGCCAGCCACGGCGGCATCATCAGGCGGCAAAGGGTTTGGAACGATGCTCGGGGAAGGCACCTTCGACGACGACTTCGTATCCCGCATCCTCGAACGCAGCGACAACCGCCTGAGCCGCACCGTCTGCGAATGAGATCCAACCATCCGCGCTGTCCGAAAATCCGGCATTCCGGATGATGTTCGTCTTCTCGCGATCAATCCGTCCGCCGTCGACATGAGCCGGAAACCGGCGACGAAAAGATGCGGTGGCGCCGCGCGTCGCGGGTGTCCTGAAAACAAGAATGATGCGTTTCATGTGTCCTCCGTTGGGTCGGGTTTGGTCTGCATCGATGATGTGTGTCTACTTCGAGGTAGACAAGCTCGCTGACAGCCATCACCGAGGCCCTTCATTCATGGCGTCAGCCATAGCTTGCGGCGTCCACGAACTTTTTCCGGATCCCTCTCTGGCGACGTCGAATTCTGCCGGCGGAATGCTCGTTGTCGCTCTCGTCGCCGGCGGAGAAGCTCGAAACCTCACAAGGAGGGAGGATCGCGATGAAAAACGAGAAGCGGTGGTGGGAGCAGTGGTGGAATCCGATAGCTTGGCTTGCAGAGATCACACGCACGGTGTTGTCCGTGATAAACGGAATTCTCGGCTTCTTCGGCATCCGCTTGCCGCAACCGGCAGCGCAATGGGAGGCCATCCGGCCGGACGACGTCAAAGCCGCGTACGAAGCGGCAGCCGCGGCAGAGACACGCCCGCAAACGCTGGAGCCATCAGTCGATGCGAAAGTGGCAGCGTTCCAGCGCTACGTCGATGCGCCGACCGAGGACAGGCCGGCTGTTGATCTCAGTGTATTCAGCGTCGATGAGCAAGATTTCGTACTTGGACTATCCGAAGCCGATCTCAAGAAGCTGCAAGCTGAAGGGCAATTCGGAGCGATGGCAGCCATCATTCTTTGTCGTGTCCCTGAGCAGAAAACAGACCACTCCCCGAAAACGGAAACGGCTCCGGAGTTGCCAGAGCCGTCACACGCGGAATTGATCCGTGAGCGTTTTCTACACTTCGTTCGCCGTAGGCCGGAAGAAGCAGCTCCCGACTCTGACTTCACCCCACAACTGGCCATCTAAGCGCATAGATACGCCAGTCGCAGCCTGAGGCCGCTCCGTAGCGGCCTCCTTCTTTGTCTCACGAGCTTCCATTTCGAGAATTGCGGGGATCACCTCAGGGCATTCGTGCAGGAAGTCTCCGAAACGTTCATAGAGATCAGCGATGACATCGTCCGGGTAGACACGCATCACGCGCCTGCTTTCTTTGCGTTGAGGCGGTCGATGTAGGCCTGACGCTGAGCGAGGGCATTGCGAAGGCGAGCCACTTCGGCTTCGAGTGACGCAACATGGCGGACGGCGCGGATCGCCACGCGACCAAGCTCATCAGCGCGCCCCTGCGCGGCGGTGAGCTCGTCAGCGTAGCGCTGAGCAGCGCGGCGCTCGCGACCTTCCTCCACAGCCGCCGTGCCGGCAGCATGGCACTCAGTGATGAGGCTCGCCATGAGACCAGCGATGATACCAAGCTGTCCGGCGGCCATTCCGGCCGGGGCGCGACTGTCGAAAATTGTCAAGCTCATACGCGGTACCTCCAGGACTGATGGACACGTCGCGGACGCTATACGGACCCGAGCCGGTTGAGAGCCCCAAATTTGCCGGCAGCGTTAAGAGAGTGCGATCGCTACCGTTTAATGCGCCCCGTGATCCACGTGTTGGTGCCACGGTTGCCGCAGGCCGTGCACCGTAGCCGGGGCATGAGAGCCGCGATCATCGCGCTCTTGCCGAAGCGTCTTGCCACCAGCCATCGATCGACAAAGCCTTTGTGCGCGCATGCAGCGCACTTGCCTCCGAGCGCGTACCACTCCTCGAGCTGAGCGAGCGTCATCTTGTCTGCATCGTATGATCGGAATGCTGCGGCCGACCCGCCCGCTCGGGTGGCCGCTGGCGCTCCGGGAGCGGCGGATCCGGCGCTCGGTCACATGACATCCGATATCGACCATTCAGATGGATCAGAACTTTCCCTGGACGCGCGCGCACGGCCGCTTTCAGCGATGCGCATGACACGGAAAAATCTGTCGATCGCGATATCGTCTCGATCAGGGACCCTCCGGACTCCGGCGGTTCATCCCAGACTTCAATGCGGAATGTCTGGTCAGTCGGCTCTCTGACTCCCCTGCCGCTGCCCTCACCGACCGTGTAGCCCGGCTGGATGCCTTCGCGAACAAGGTCGATGCCCTTCCGATGTTTCATCCCAAGCGCTCGTACTGCGGCTTCCATCCTCGGGAGATACCCTTCGACATCAGCGCTGAAGCGATGAAGAGCTGCTCTCTCAAGAAATCGGCATCGGCGAGCACGGATCGGATCGCAGCGAGCGCATCGCCGTCATGCGCTTGCAGAACTGATACCGCGAGATCGACGTCCGCGGTGGACCCGGTGTCGGTTTCAGGCGTGGCGATATCGAGGGCGAGTTGCTGCGACATGAGAGTTCCTTAGGAATTGCTTCCGAGGTCAACGGAATTTGTTCCTATTTTGTTCTCGTTGGCTCTGGAGTCAAGCGGAGTCTGCGGACACCGTTGCGACCAGGCGCTTGTTCCTGAGGATGAGATCCCTGAGTTCCGTGTCGCCATTGAGGACGGACAGAAGTTGGTCGAGATCTGGGTCCTCGAGATCGTAGGCGTAGACCTCAGATATCGGGACTTCGAAACCGTCTTCGAGTGCGATCTCAGCGCGCACGTCGCGCAGTTCCTCGACGACAGCCTCAATGGCGTTGCCGAACCCGGTTGTTGTGCTGATGCCAGGTTCGACTTCGTATGCGTAGACAGTGATGCTCATGACGGTCTCCTCGCTGGTCCCTAGTGATATTCTGCATGAGACGGATGCTGTCTATTGTCGAATCCTACAGGGTTCTCGTCAGGGAATAGAGGTCGCGGGGAGCCGCGTGGGTTCCTAGCCTGTGAGGCGAGGTCAGCCTCTGCCAGCGTTCAGGCATGCGCTCGGCGCTCTCAGCGAGACGGCGGCGGCGTTCTTCGAGCTTGGCGGGATCGTTGATCATCGCGGGCAACGTAGCCGGATGACACAGCGACATCGAGGTGCATGTCACTCTTGTAATCGTGGTGGCAAGGCTTACATTCTCCTGCGCAAACGCGGAAAGGCCGAAAGCCTAGACGCAGTGGAGGAATCCACGATTGACACGAGAGAACGGAGTCACAAAATGCGAATTTATTCGCCACATTTTTCATGCCTTTATGACGAAGCTGAACCGATCGGCAACATAGGCCGCGGATCGCACTACTCGGTGTTCAGGACCGCTGAGTGGAGAAATGTCGTTCGAGAACCCCTAGATCATGCCCAGATCCATGACTTTGCTGTTGTGTGGGATGAGGATCATGACGAGCGTGTCATTGATGTCGCTGAGCGCATCTACATGGCTGGCTTATTCTCGCCCATTCAATTCATCGGGGAGCGCAAGGGCGGCCTGACTGTCATTATCGCAGCTCGGTTCAGGTTCTATCATCCGGAACCCGTCTTCTCGAACTGGGTGCGGGATATCCAACGCATCGCCAGCGACATCAACGGCGACTCTTGGGGACTGAGCTTGGGCCAGTTCGACAAAACCCTTTTTGAAGGAGCACCGCATCAGACCGAGCCTGGATCGATCATCCAGGACTCCGACGAGCGAGCGATTGCGTATCTCCGCCACATCGACAATCTTTGGAACCTCGGCACTTGGAACTATGTCTCCAAGCGGTATCCAGAGTACCCAGATCCGCTTGCTGCCATGCCCATTCTGCCTCCTTCATCCTCTACGATCCCGTCCCCGCCAGTACCAACTGCGAAGCGATAGTCGAATTTGTGTGCGGTCGGCTTAATGCGCCGACCGCACACTCGAATCTTGCATGGTCCCGGCGTAGCCTTAATCTCGTGACGTAGCTCATGGAGAGCGCCGAGTAGCCGAACGGGCGCTCGGGACATAGCTTCGCAGCAAGGCGTCCGATGCGAGCATCGATACGTGAGCAGGTTCGATTCCTGCCGTCACCCCTCCTCTGATCCCCAATTCTGTGGACAAATTCAGACAGGGTTAAAGCGATTGCGTTTGGTATGGTGGCGGTATGGAGGGTGTCTCTGATCGGAATCTAGAGAATATTAGCCACTCTAGGGGATCTTAAGTGGCTGATATAAAAAGAAGAAATGGTACGGTTGGTGGGAATCGAACCTACGACCTCAGGTGCCACAAACCTGCGCTCTAACCAACTGAGCTACAACCGCACTGCTCGCGACATGTGTGTCGCTTGGCGGCTCACATAC